GTCCCCGTTGCATCCGCTACGGTCACCGGTGCTGCATCATTCGGCAATCAGTTCGTGGTGACTGCTGCGGGTGCAGTCAGCCTGACATCAAACTATGTGTTTTCGGTAAATGGTTCTACGGGTGCCATCACGAATGTCGCAAAGACGAATGTTGACAACAACTTTAGCACGAATCAGACCGTGGAAGGTTTTGTTATCTCATATGACGATCTGTCATCGAAAACCATGTATCTTCGTGCTGCGAATTCTGACATACTTTTTTATGGGGGGGGACCATTCGACACCACGCAGAGTTTGGTATTCACTCCTGTAAGTAATGGCGTAATAACCCTTCCAGGCGCAAGCGGAACCGTTGCCTTGGTCAACACCACCGTTGCAAGTGTGAATGGTCAAACAGGTCCAATCACGATTACAGGTGCAGGAGCAGTCCTGTTCACACAGTCAGGAAAGACAGGAACCTTTGATGCTCGGTTGGCATCAGCATCGGTCACCGGCGTTGCTTCGTTTGGCAATCAGTTTGTCGTGTCTGCCGCAGGAGCGGTCAGCCTGACAGCCAACTATGTGGTCAGCGTGAATGGTTCAACTGGTGCCGTAACAGGAATAGCAACGACAGGTTCAAACACATTCACGGGTCTTCAGACCATGAATGCAGGATTGACTTCAAACCATCTCTATGTTTCTAACGGTGCAACATTTGCAAGTGCTGTATCCGCTACGCTGTCAACTGCTTCACAGCCAAACATCACCGCAGTAGGAACACTTACGAGGCTTGATGTCGGTTCGGGTGGCATCAGTTCCGCCGGTGGAATCACGGGAACCCTGAATACCGCTTCACAACCCAACATCACATCTGTCGGAACCCTGACCTCATTGACAACATCGGGTCTTGGAACATTCAATGGTGGATTGACTTCAAACCATCTCTATGTCTCACAGGGTGCCACATTTGCCTCGCGCATCCAAGCAGTTGGTGCGACCTTCACGGGAACGGTGGAGGTGGACACGGGACTCATCCTTCCCAATGGACAGAACATCACATCGGCAGTCACGACATTCAATGGTGCAAGCGGCGCAATCACCCTGACCGGTGCAGGGGCAATCCTGTTCACGCAGAGCGGTGCGGCAAACACCGTGAACGCACGGGTTGCATCGACAAGCCTTACGGGTGTCGCATCCTTCAACAGCGCATCGTTTGATGTGAGTGCTGGTGGAGATGTGACGATCAAGACTGCGGGAGTGAGCAACACTCAACTTGCCAATTCCTCCGTGACTGTCGCAGCAGGCGGAAACAGCACATTGAGCCTCGGCAACACGCTGACCTTCACGGGCGGCGCGACCCCGAACATCGTGTTCTCCAACACATCCAATACGGTGACTGCGACTCTTGCCAACGACATCGTGATTCCTGGAAACCTCACCGTCAACGGCACGGTGGTTACTGCGAATGTCGATACATTCGTGGTCGAAGACCCCCTGTTCATGCTTGGAACAGGCAACGCAGCCGACAGCGTTGACCTTGGATTCTATGCACAATACACCCCAACAGGCGGAAAGAGATTCACGGGTCTTTTCCGAGATGCATCGGACAGCGGAAAGTACAAGTTATTCACGGGTCTGTCGGGTGGAGTCGAACCAACAACGACCGTCAATGACGGTGGTGCTGGATACGCAATAGGAACAATCGTAGCGAATATAGATGGCGGCACATTCTGATTGAGCGACTGAACCTCTAAATACCTATATCATGCCACGCGAAAGCACCATTCAGATATACCGCTCCACAACCGCATCAAGCGTCCCTTCCCTGACTGCGGGGGAAATGGCCATCAATATACCCGATAAAAGGCTGTATGTCGGGGGTACTGCGGCGAACATCGCATTCCTTGATTCGGGATCGGTCGTTACGGGTGTCAACGGTGCCACGGGAGCGATCACGGTAACGGGTGCAGGAGCAGTCCTGTTCACTCAATCGGGAACCACGAATACAATCAATGCTCGGTTGGCATCAGCATCGGCTACTGGTGTCGCTTCATTCGGCAATCAGTTCGTTGTGTCTGCTGCCGGTGCAGTCAGCCTCACATCCAACTATGTGGCTAGCGTGAATGGTTCAACTGGTGCAATTACGAATGTTGCTAGGACAAATGTTGCAAATACTTTTACCGCACTTCAGTCTTTCAGTTCTGGTATTAGTGCTTCTGGTGCAACATTTGGATCTACTGTTAGTATTGGAAATTCTGGAATATACTCTACTATAAACCTCGATGGACTTGTGAACACTTTTCAGGGGAATGGCACAATTGTTATTCAGAATCCAGCATCTACTCCTTTATATGTAATTGACACTACAGATTACCATGCAATAGAAATTAAACCAGCACAACATGAAATTTTGTTTTACAATAGTAATGATGGAGATTCCATTAGCCTAAAGGCTGATATTGAGGTTGGAAGTTTAATAAATCCAACAGTAACAATTCCAAATTACACTACAACTATTGCAGGACTTGCAGGAACTCAAACTTTCACAGGAACAAACACCTTCAATGCCCTGACAAACTTTGGTGCAGGCATCAGTTCTGCGGGTGGTGTCACATTCGGTGGCACGGTTGCGTCTAATACGGGCTACCGTATCACATCAAACGCAATCAACCCACAGACGGGAACATCCTATACGCTGACAGGAACTGACAACGGAAAGATCGTCACATTCAACAATGCAGCAACGACAACCGTGACCATCCCCACGGGTCTTGACACGGGGTTCAACTGCACCGTCATTCAGTTGGGTGCAGGACAGGTTGGATTTACGGCTGCATCGGGTCTGACCATGCAGAGTTATGGCAATCAATTCAAGTTGCTCGGGCAACACGCATCCGCAACCGTGCTTGAGTACACCACGAACATCGTCAACATCTCGGGAAATCTGACGGTATGATGACTCCTTCTGGAAAGATAGGTACTGTCGCGGGTCTTCGCAATTACTCCACGCAGTCCTTGGTCAGTCATGTCAATTTCAGCAACGACTATGGATTCACGGGTGGTACTGCCTTCGACTTGAGCGCAACGAAGAAGGATTTCGGGACTCCTGGCGGTTATGTCTCGGTTGTCTTCGGGGCAACCGCCACGCCTGGCAACATTCGTCTTGATGGTTCGACAGACTACTTGGTCACTCAAAGTGCGATATCGGAATTGCAGACAACGACAGTACTTACGGTGGACGCATGGTTCAATGTCAACTCGTTTTCATCTACACCACCAAGAACCTTGGTTGCCAACAATTCTACCTCAACTGCAAATCCTGGATTTGGAATTGGAATTATACAAGGATCAAGTTCAAGTGAATATTATTGTCGCGGTTCTGCGGTGAATACCAGCACCACGGCTCTTCTTCTCAATCCCACGACAGTCACGGGTGCAAGCGGGCAATGGGTCAATGGATTCTTTACATTCGAATTCGTGAGTGGACAAGGTTTGACATATTCCGCAAAGTTATACAAGCCAGGAGGAGTGTCCGCAAGTCAGTCCATCCTGACTTCCGCTATTGGATTCACAAGCAACAATCCGCTCTACATAGGAAGAAGGGCAACCACAACACAATACTTTGACGGTTCTATTGGTGCCGTCAAGATATACAATCGCTTGCTTACTGGCAGCGAAATGGACTTCAATTACGAAAGATCAAAGAAGAGATATGGTCATTGACAACACGCCTATTTCCTACATGATATTGCCTCTGTCTGATCATGGATTGGTTGACTTTTCCCAATTACTGAACACGGAACAGGGAACTCGTTACTCGTTGGATGGTTCCAAATTCATCATCAAGTGGTCGGATGCGACTCCAAGTTTCGTGAAGAATCTTGATTCATCGGCTCAAGGACCGTACACGCAGGCGCAGATTTTGCAAATACTTTCGGCTCCCGAATGGGAAGAATCCGAAGGATGATTTGACGCAAAAAAACTTGCTTTCTTGGGGACATCGGGGTATCATTCCCTCTAAATATCCTCACCAACAAAGGAGAAAAACATGAGTCACGGTCTTCCCACTCCATATCAGCATTTCATCCACCTTTCCCGCTACAGCAGATGGATGGAGGAAGAGAACCGCAGGGAGACCTGGGAAGAGACCGTTTCTCGTTACTTCGACTTCTTCGACAAGCACCTTGGGAACAAGATCACGAAGGAGCAGCGCAAGGAACTTGAGGAGGCGGTTCTCAACCTTGAGGTCATGCCTTCCATGCGGGCATTGATGACCGCCGGTCCTGCACTTGAGCGCGACCATGTTGCAGGATACAACTGTGCGTTCGTTGCGGTCAACCGTGTTCGTTCGTTTGACGAAATCCTCTATGTCCTCATGTGCGGAACCGGAGTAGGCTTCAGCGTTGAGAACCACTTCGTTCAGAAGTTGCCGACAATCGCGGAGGAGTTCTTCCCAAGCGACACCGTGATCGTTGTTGAGGATTCCAAGATCGGGTGGGCAAAGGCATACAAGGAACTCATCAGCCTGTTGATATCGGGACAGTTGCCGAAGTGGGATGTGTCGAAGGTTCGCTCAAAGGGCGCACGGCTCAAGACATTCGGCGGTCGTGCATCTGGACCGGAACCGCTTGTCGATCTCTTCAAGTTCACATCCGACACCTTCAACAAGGCGAAGGGTCGCAAGTTGACCTCAATCGAATGCCACGATATCGTCTGCAAGATCGCGGAGATCGTTGTCGTTGGCGGCGTTCGCCGTTCTGCACTCATCAGCCTGTCTGACCTGAACGATGAGCGTATGCGTAATGCAAAGGTCGGGCAATGGTGGGTGATCGATCCGCAACGCGCACTTGCAAACAACTCTGCCGTCTATCAGGAGCGTCCCGAGATCGGGACATTCATGGACGAGTGGGTCTCGCTCTACAAGTCAAAGAGCGGCGAACGCGGAATCTTCAACCGCGATGCCTCCAAGCGTCAGGTTGCGAAGTTGGGAGACCGCCGCGACCCAAACTACGATTTCGGAACGAATCCATGCTGTCTTGATGGAAAGACATTGGTGCAAACTGACAAGGGACAAATTTCGATTTCAGAAATAATCACGAACACGGATGGTCATTTGGTTTTGACATACAACCACAAGACCAAAGAACTTGAGTATACGAGGATTGTGACTGGAGATTTGACCCGCCCCGATGCAGAGTTGCTTGAGATTTGTTTTGAGTCCGAAAACGGCGAAACATCTGTGCTTAGGCTGACTCCGGATCACCGGATTTGGACCGAAAATCGAGGCTATGTTGATGCCGAGAACCTGAATGAAGATGATGTTGTCTGCTTCTCCAAGGATTATACATACGGTGCAGGGATTTACACCAAAGGAGAGACAACACATGCTTTCACAGGAAACGATCAAAGCAATAAGAACATGGAGAATGGAATTGAAGAAAAGGAAGGGAACAGTCAACCAGGCAAAGATTCCTAGTGAAAGACTGGAATGGGCAAAGGAAAATCCTCTTTGTGCCAATGCAAAAAAGGAACTGATCGAATACTATGAATTAGGACATGGATTCAAAACGATATCAAAGGAATTGGGTCTGTCATACACAGAAACAAGGATATTGTTGATCAACTGGCTGGAGATCAATACAAGAAAGGGAATGTCTATTGTTACTGATGTTTTGAGAAAGAAACGAAGCGACAATGTAAAGGGAGAGAAGAGTCCGTTCTTCAATTGGGTTGAAAAGTATCCAGAAAGAGCGGCGATTAAAACAAAGTCATTGCAAGGATGGTATAGAAACAAGAATGGTGAACTCATTTGGTTGCGAAGTTGCTTGGAGTTCATATACGCAAAATGGTTGGATGAGAACAACATATCTTGGCAAAGCGAAGTAAAAACCCTGAAGGGAACTAACGAAACATATAGACCAGATTTCTTCATTTATGAGAATGAAAAATTGATCAAGGTAATAGAGATCAAGGGAAACTACTTCGATAACGCAGATGACAGATCAGAGAAAGCAAAACGAATCTGTGAGATGCACGGCTTGACCTTGGAATTGATCCGAGATATAAAGCCATACCTAAAGTCAGGAAGCCACTACCACAAGGAACTAAAGGAATGGAAGAGAATAAGACAACAATTCGCGGCAAAGTGAAGTCGATTCGCAAGATGACGGAGAAGACCGATACTTACGACATACAAACCCCGAATCACAATTTCTTCGCAAACGGAATTCTGGTACACAATTCCGAGATCATCCTTCGTGACCGCGAGTTCTGCAACCTGTCAGAGGTCGTTGTCCGTGCAGATGACACTCCTGAATCCCTGATTCGCAAGGTTCGTCTTGCTGCCATCCTTGGAACTTGGCAAGCCTCTCTCACGAACTTCCGCTACATCTCAAGTGAGTGGAAGAAGAACTGCGAGGAGGAAGCACTCCTTGGCGTGTCCCTCACGGGCATCCTTGACAATGCCATGCTTCGTAGTGAGAACGGCTTAGAAGTCCTGCTTGGTCACATGAAGCAAGCGGCAATCGAAACCAACGCAAAGTGGGCAAAGAAGTTGGGAATCAATCCTGCTGCCGCCATCACTTGCGTAAAACCGAGTGGTTGTGGCACATTGGACACCAAGATCAAGACCACGGACGGAATCATGACCTTCGGTGAAATATTCGAACTGTGTGGCAAAGACCCAACAGCCTTGCAAGATGGTGAATGGGTAACACCACCTGTTGATCTGTTTGTGTTTGACATGAATAACGACAAGAAGAGAATAACCAATCTATATGTTAAGGGCTATTCTCCCGTCTTTGAAATCGAGGATGAAGATGGCAACATCTATCGTTTCTCATCGGAACACAGACTTCTGACAACAAACGGATGGAAGCACATGCGTGAATTGAAAGTGGATGATGGAATAATTTCGTTTGGCGGGGTGGATGACTCTTACACTCCGATCAAGTCGATTAACAAGTTCGCTCCCGAATTTATGGTAGACATCGAAGTTGAAGGGACTCACTCTTATCAGTTGTCTAATGGTTGGGTTTCTCACAACACGGTATCGCAGTTGGTGGACGCTGCTTCAGGCATCCATGCCCGTCACAACGAGTATTACATTCGCACCGTTCGTGCAGATCGAAAGGATCCGATCTGTCAGTTCATGATCGACCAAGGCTTCCCCGCAGAGCCTTGCGTCATGCGCCCCGACCACACGATGGTCTTCTCGTTCCCGATGAAGTCTCCGAAGGGTTCACCGACACGAAATGACCTCACCGCAATTGAGCATCTTGAACTTTGGAAGAAGTATCAGGACTTCTGGTGCGAACACAAGCCATCGGTGACAATCACCGTTCGTGAACCCGAATGGCTTGATGTCGGCGCATGGGTCTACAAGCACATCGACAGCATCTCTGGCATATCGTTCCTACCTCAAGATTTGGGATCATATCGTCAAGCCCCGTATCAGGACTGCACCAAGGAGGAATACGAGGCAATGGTAGCCAAGATACCAAAGGGCATTGATTGGAGCCTTCTGTCTAACTACGAGAAGGAAGACAATACAACAGGAATGCAGACATATGCTTGTTCTGCCGGTTCTTGTGAATTGGTAGACCTATCATCGGAAGACAACGCTTCTTTTCCCTCACCCAGATAATAAAGCAATGACCTAAATACCCCTGCATGAAGATTGCAGGGATTGATTATTCGTTGTGTTCACCAGCCATTACCGTTCATAGCGGTGATGGCTTTTTTCTATCCCAATGCAAGTCTCATTACCTGACGGAAACCTTGAAACACGCGACCGTCTACATGGAGTCTGGTCTTCATTGCCGTGGATGGGATTATCCCGAATGGTCGATGCCGGAATTCGGAAGGCAGGAAGATCGCCATGACAAAATCTCAAATTGGGCATTGGAACTCGTCAAGGACTGCGATCTTGTCTACATCGAAGACTATGCCTTGGGAGCAAGAGGCAAGGTTTTCAATCTTGGGGAAAACTGCGGATTGTTGAAATGGAAACTTTGGAAGCACGGATTGGCTTTCCATTTGGTCGGTCCTACCGTTGTCAAGAAGTTCGCAAGCGGCAAGGGCAATGCCGACAAGGACAAGATGTACGAAGCCTTCGTCAAAGAAACAGGGGCTGAACTCATGAAAGAGATCAGCCCCGATTCAAAGAAAGTGACGAGTCCCGTGTCGGATATCGTGGACTCTTATTTCATCTGCAAATACGCTTACAGCACCCTGCTCCAGAACTGATTGCGTTCCCTTCGTTGCCACCGTGGGCTGTCAGGGCAATACAATCCCTCTGGCATGTGTCCCCATGTGCGTATGCGGCGTTCTGTCTCGTAGGGAATCTCCTCATGGACATCCCCCTCAAGATCATCTTCATCGTCATGCAAAGGCTTTGTTCTTGGATCAACGACCACGGTGGAACTTCTCCTTTGTCTCGTAGAAGAAATCATCGTCATCTATGTTCTCCAAACGAGAAATGCTGTCGTTCAGATTCCGATGGTGCTTCAGTTGCTTCTTGTGCGTATCCCGTGAATGATTGCCCTTTTCTGTGGAGCGATCATTATTGTCTGCGTGGCTCATGCCTTGACAACCTTTGTTGAAATAAGATTTGGAAATGCGAGGTCGATGACCTCTCTGTCGATTCCTGAAATTTCTCCAGCAATCATCTGCTCCACGACCTTGGACTCCGTAGGATGGAGGGATTCCAAGAGTTGCGTGAGTAGTTCTGTCTTGCGCTTCTCTGCCACGGGGTTTTCCTTCGTGTACAGGTAAAGCCGCCGATATTCAATCATCAGCGTTGTGTATGCAAGTCCTTCGGGTGCAGGATCGGCTGTGTAACCAGGAGCCTCCTTGCAGAACCATGTGATCTTCGGATCATAGGCGTAGCGAAACACTTCCTGCAATGCAGCAGAAGAGTGCGCCCTCAACACATTAGCCTTGTCCTTCGGAGTTTTCTCGTTCGCAGCCTTCGTCAATATCTCGGAGATGAGTAGTTGCATATTGTATGCTCCTTCATTCCTATTTAGTAGACCGCGAGGATAATGGTATCCTCGTTTACCCGTCCTTTTGCCTCTTTTTCCTGCGTTGAACAGGCACCAAAGGCATTCTTGACGGCACGAATGCCACCCTCTTCGCGGATAGCCTTGAGCAGTTGCTCTGGCTTTCTCAATTTCTTGGACTTGGACTTTGAAGAATCAAACCCGATGATTGTCGTTCCTTTGACCGACAGACCATTTCGGGTCTCGGTTTCAAGAATGGAGCATACCCTTGTCTTGACATTGAAAAGGATGACCTTCTCGCATCCAATGATGCGAGTCGGGGAAACGGACTTGATCTTCCATTCCGCATCCTCCTTCTTGAACTTCAGGTTCTTGACCGCCTTGATGGGGTCTTTGGGCTTGCGGCGGCGTGGTGTGCGGAGTTTCTTTGAAATCTCCACCTGATGCTGACAAGCGATGATCAGGCAGTTCAGCCACTTCAGGTATTCCTTCAGTTGCTTCTTCGTGTAGAGGGAGTATCCCTCCTTCAGTTGCTCGTCTGCATTGCCGCCAAGGACTGCCTCAATCGGATCAACCCTTCGCTTGAACCATTCAGCGATGCGGCTTGCTTGCACTCCGCGAATGTTCCTGCTCTTGATGTAATTCTCAATATCGGTGCAGCCTTTGAAATTCGCCGTGGTGCCGACAAAGAAGGCATCCTCAATCTCCTCAAGTTCACCGATCAAGTTTGAAACTTGCTCTCGGATGCGATCTTGAATATTTGGGACACCCTCTACCTTCTCCTCCTCGCGCAGGAGCCGACCCTTCTCTACAAGATATCGGACTGCCCGCAGGAGCCGTTCCCTGCGTACAGGCGGGATGGGCGCACCGCGCTCCACAAGCCTCGCAACCACGCCTAGATTTGATCCTGGCTCGTTCTCTGCCACTTCCCCCGCCACGGTGCCTGTTTGCCCAAGACGGCTGTACGCCTTGATATCCGCGTCCTCAAACTTATGGGACTTCATGAATTCACAAATCCACCGCCGATGGTCGTTGTCATCGGACATATGGTGATACCAGTTCTCTGCCCTAGCAAGGGCGCAGGATTCTTGAAATTGATTTTCAAAAGTTCTGTCCCATTCAGGCTCCAAGCCCCAATGGACTTTCTCTGCATTCGTGGACATAGTACACTATCTTATCATCGGACTTTTTTCTGTCAAGCCCTTGACAGGGAAGAAAAGGTGGTTTATACTTGTCCCAACGCAACGAAGACACTCCAAGCGTTTGGAGTCGTTGTGGGTGCCTCTACAAGAGGAGCATTGTAATGGCAGAGAAGATTGAGAGCAAGCCGCGCCCGAAGCCACAGAAGGTTTTCGTGCAGTCGTTGAACAAGGTCGGTCAGGTCAAGAAGGTGGAGCGCGATCCCGTGTGGGGTCTTCAGTATCTTGTCAGCATCTACTCACCAGAGTGGATCGGAGAGACCGCCCCCTATGAACACTATTGGGTCAAGGAAAACGATGTTGTTCCTGTGAAGGACGGCAACAAGGAGAACAACTGATGTCTATTATTGACATTGACGAGTTCGAACTTCTCGCATTGGATCCCGCCGATCCCGTGAACTATGATCCCATCGAAGACGATGAGGATGATGAGTTTGAGGATGACGAGGATTTTTACGATGAAGACGATGATGAGTCCGACTCCGATGATGAGGAGGAGGACGAAGAGGATTGGGAAGATGATGATTTTGAGGATGACGAGGACGAAGAGTCCTACTGATTGAGAATCCACCTTGGCGCGGTGATCGACCACCGCTTTTTGGCCCCATAGATTAATCGGCCAAATCGCTGCCCTTTCAAGGCAGAGACTACGGGTTCAATCCCCGTTGGGGCTACTACTTTGGTTGCATTTTTTCGACCACTTTCTGCTATACTCACAACCATGAACATCTTTTACTTAGACCCCGATCCAAGCAAGTGCGCCCGTATGCACAACGACAAGCATACGGTCAAGATGATTCTTGAGTATACGCAACTACTGTCTACCGCACATCGTTTGCTTGACGGCAAGCAATCGGTAGTCGTAGTCAACAATCGCAAGCGAAAGCGTTGGACTCTTGATGATCCGAGCATGAACACCAAGTTGTTCCTTGCATCGCATGTCAACCATCCCTGCGCTATTTGGGCTAGGCAGTCGGAAGACCAATATCTGTGGCTTTATCAGTTGCTCACGCATCTGTGCAAGGAATACACGCATCGGTATGGGAAGACCCATGCTGTTGTCGGTCGTTGTTGGGATGATCTACGCAATTCACCCAAGAGCCTGAAGGGAATCAAGGGTTTCACGCAGCCCCCACAGGCAATGCCAAAAGAGTTCAAGGTCAAGGGCGACTCCGTGACTGCATACAAGAACTACTACATCGGCGCAAAGCACAGGATGGCAAAGTGGACAAATAGGAACATTCCTGATTGGTGGTGCATAAATACAGTACCAACCAAGGAGGTTCAGGATGCCATTCTATGACTACAAGTGCGGGGATTGCGGACACGCATTCGAACAGATGCTACGCATAGCCGACATGGAGAAGCCCACCAAGAAGAAGTGTCCCTCCTGCGGAAAGAAGAAAGTAGAACTTGTCGTGGGCGCACCCGCTGTCTGCGATTCGGTTCGCATTGGCGTTCGCAAGCCCGACAAGGGTTGGCAGGAAGTCATGGCAAAGGTGAAGCAAGCGCATCCACGGCACAACATGCGTACTAGCCGCCAAGATTGGATGCATTGAAATGAATTTCCCAAGACTACGCTCTGTCGAACTTTCCGATCTTGGTCGCTTTTACGAATCGCCGTCCACGGGGATGTGGTATCCGTCCGTGACCACGGTCACGGGTTTTGAGAAGAAGGACTTCTGGGCTGCATGGCGCAATGATCCCAAGAACATGGAAATCTCCAAGCAAGCGATTGCCCGTGGCAACAAGTTGCACGAAATCACCGAAGCCTACCTCAAGGGCGAACACGAAAAGGTGAAGGCTGCTCCGCTTGGCGATAAGAACCTTTTCATGCTCATCAAGAAGCATCTTGACAAGATCACCAACATCTACGGTCAGGAGCAGTCAATGTGGTCGGATACCCTGCGCCTTGCAGGACGCTACGATTGCATCGCTGAATACGATGGCAACATTTCGATCATCGACTTCAAGTCCTCCCGAAAGGAAAAGCGAAAGTCCGACATTCAGAATTACTTCCAACAGGCTTGTGCGTATGCCCATATGTGGGTCGAACGAACGGGTCAGAAGAAGTTGCCGCAGACGGTGATTCTCGTTGCCTGTGACAGCGGTGTCGATCAGGAATTCATTGAGGATTCCAAGAAAGCCCGTGAAGGCTTGAAAAAGGCGATTGACTTGTACTGGTCAAAGAACGACTTTCAGGAAATTCAAGAAAGAGTGAATGATGAATTGGCTAAAGCGACTAGTGAAGTGGCTTAAGGGTTTCTTTGTGAAAGCGCAGGATTCCGCGCAGCCGAAGGTTGACTCCAAGGGTGAACCTCGTTATCATTGCGTTCGCATCTTCCGCAAGGAGGGGGACGAACTGATCATGCTCCTGACGGAAGAGGAAATGGAAAACGGAATTCGCCGTGCAATTGAACAAATCGGCGTAGTCCCCTACTCGGAGTAAGCATGGGATCGATAGTGAACATCAGCCAAGACTTCTCAAAGGAAGTCGAGGAATTCGTCAAGCGGCAGAAGGAACCGTCATACATTGACGCGGTTCTGCACATCTGCGAGAAGCATGGCGTGGAGCCTGACACGGTTTCCAAGATTTTGAGCAAGCCAATCAAGGAAAGACTCAAAGTCGAAGGGCAGCGTCTGAATCTCCTCAAGAAGGACTCCAAACTTCCCCTATGAACGGGTATGAAGCCTACAGAATCTATGTCTCCCTGAAAGCGCATTTCAGAGGAGACAAATATGACTTCTTCAGGTTCGGGAGGCTGTCTCCCAAGATGCAGACATTTGAAAACCGCAAGGATCGCCACTTCTTCGACAAGTTGGCAAAGCGTCACAGCACGGACGAAGGCATGGTTCGTTTCCTTGTCTCGCAGATGCATGAGAATCCAAACCTGTGGATCGGCTCCATGGTCGGTGAGGAAGCGAACCAAAGATTCTTGGAATGGCGAAAGCGCAACGAGCGCATGACTTATCAGTTCGGTGAGGACATCAAGACACTCGTCCGATATTCATCGATACATGAGCAGTTCACTCCGAATGCATGGGGCAAGTTGTTCATCGCGGAGAACAGCAACCATCCCAAGATTCTGAAACTCCTGATGCAGAAGAAGATCACTCCCGAGACATTCTGCATCCTTGACCACATCATGGATTTTACGAAACATTGGGATGCAAAACTTCAAAACGATCCCATTTGGGACGAGATGCGTGGGCGCATTCGCGGATACAGGATGTTTGCGGTTCACGCTGCCAATCTACAGAATCTGAAGGAATCGGTCAGGAAAATCCTGTGCGAAAGCACTTGACCGAAACCTAGATACCTGTATACTATTCCATACTTCTCACACAAACACACGAAAGGACACTAAACATATGGGATTCTCAGACCTCAAGAAGAAGTCAAAGACAATGACGGAACAACTCTCCAAGGAAATGGAGAAGTTGAACAGCAAGGGTGGGTACGAAAAGGATGATCGGTTCTGGTCGCTTGAGCGCGACAAGGCGGGAAACGGCTATGCCGTGATTCGCTTCCTTCCTGCAATCGAAGGAGAGGAGATTCCTTGGGTGCGCGTGTTCAGCCACGGCTTCAAGGGCAAGGGCGGTTGGATGATCGAAAACTGCCCGACCACGATTGGCAAGAAGTGTCCGATCTGCGAAGGAAACAACGAACTGTGGAACAGCGGCGTGGAGTCCGACAAGGCAGTCGCCCGTGACCGCAAGCGCAAGTTGTCCTACATCAGCAACATCCTGATTGTCAAGGATCCCGCGCACCCCGAGAACGAGGGCAAGGTGTTCCTCTTCAAGTACGGTGCGAAGATCTTTGAGAAGATCAACGACAAGATGAACCCGAAGTTCGATGACGAGAACCCGATCAATCCGTTCGACTTCTGGCAAGGCTGCAACTTCAAGTTGAAGGCAACCATTGGTGACGGTGGTTATGTCAACTACGAGAAGAGTTCATTCGAGGCTTCGTCTGCCCTGCTTGACGGGGAGGATTCGGAACTTGAGGCTCTTTGGAAGAAGGAGCATTCGCTACAGGCGTTCGTGGCTCCCGATCAGTTCAAGTCCTACGATGAACTCAAGGATCGTCTGCACACGGTTCTCTTCACGGAAGCACCCGAGAAGAAGGCTGACGAGGAGCCTGTCCGTGAGTCCCTGTCGCAGAAGTTTGCCAAGAGCAACAAGGCTACGGAGGAAGCGGTCAAGCCCGCTGCCAAGAAGCCCGCTCCCGCAAAGGCAAGCGAGGACGAGGGAGAGGACGATGCCCTTGCCTACTTCCGCAAGTTGGCGGAAGAGGACTGATCAACCCCATCCGTGAGAGTCATGCAGCCGCCATCCGAAAGGGTGGCGGTTGTTCTTTAATTTGAAATCAATGCGCGAGTCGGATCGGCATGGCGGATCGGATTCGGTGAAAGAGGAACAGGTATTGCCGCTCCTCCACCGCCACCGCTGATGTTCGTGGTCGGTGCATTGTTGACGATGTTGGTGATGCCAACTCCTCCTGCCGCTCCTCCCCCCGCTGACATCTGCTGTCGGAGGTTTTGTCTCATGGCAGCAGCACCTTCAACACCGTATTGAGCCTCGTCCCTTGCAATCATCTCAGAAAGTCGCTTCTTTCTTTCTTCTCTTTCCCGCCGTCTTTCCTCTAGGATTTTGCTTCCTGATGAAGCAGTTGTCGCAAGAACCGGCGATTTCACTTCCTTGGAAGTCTCTTCCCCACCGCCCATGCCAGGTATGAATGAAAGAATGCTTGATGCATATTGCTTCAATTGACCAAACAAGTTTCCAACGAAGTCAAAGAACTCCATTATGGGCGAAACAACAGGCTCCAAGGATTCTGCCAATGCTTCAACTGCAAATTCCCACAAGCCAACGACATAATCCCATGCTGCCGTTATCTTTTCGTGCCACCACAGGATTCCGTATGCCAATGCATCAGTCAGGTCTTCCCACAAGCCAACGACATAATCATAACCATCCTGTATCCATCCTGCCCATATGAGCATTCCATCGGCAAGCAACCCTACTGTTGAATCCCATACTCCGTACACATAGTCCCATGCTTGTTCTATCCATCCTGCCCATATCAACATGCCGTCAGCAAGAAGACTTGTGGTTTGATCCCAAAGATTGTACACATAATTCCATGCGGACTTTATAGCATCCCACCACCACAGCATTCCATATGCAAGCATGTCGGTCAACTTGTCCCACAGTCCATAGACATAGTTCCATGTGTCGGTTATGAGTTCCCACCAGAACATCATTGCATCGGCTATGGTGTCCGTGATCATTTCGTAGTAACCGATGATGAAGTCCCATCCTGCCTTTATCACTTCTCCCCAATATGACAATGCATTTCCTATGAGTTCAGACAACGAACCCATTTCGGCTCCTGCCGAGAACAGGTCAGTTATGAAGTTCACGATGGGCTTGAGGAACTTGTTCCAGAAGTTCCCAACGACTATGGTCAATATTTGAAACAAGGCAGTCACGGGAGTCAGCAATATTCCTATTGTCTTGAACAGGACTTTGAAGATCGGCACAAGCAGGGAAATGATCGGGTAGATCACAAAATCGTAAACCAACTTTACGACTTCAAAAATCAACTTGAATGCAAATCTGGCTATGGCAATCACCGGCTTGAGCAGCGTGAACACCACATCGAAGAGAATCATTGCAAAATCTCCGAGCGCACTCAATGCTTCGAATATCGGCTTTAGTGCATCTTCATAGAGAGACACGAATATCGGCTTGAGTATCCCGTTCCACAGTTGCATCATTGTTCCGAACAGCCACTTGAATACATCAACAAACAGGTTGACAACCCCTGATATCTCCGAAAATATTCCGTCCAAGGATGCAGACAAGGTGGAATACATTTTTTCAAAGTCCAAGGCAAAATCAGAGAGTCCCAAGGTGAAGAACGCGGCAACGCCTTTGAGCAGTCCAACCATGATTGCCTTGAAGACTCCCTTGAATCCTTCAGTCTCAAACTTCTTGAATGCCGAGACCACGGTCTCTATTGCGGTGGGAATCACGGTAAGGAAGGGCAAGAACTTTGCCAACTTTCCGGCGAACTCAAAAGCCTTTACGAATGGATCTATTGCCCCGTAACCAAACAATTTCTCTATGGCATTCATGGTGCCGTAGAGAATGCCGTCTGCGCTGAGGAAAGCCCGCAACTTTCCTCCTATGCCCGTGAACATGTCACCGAAGAAACCCAATATGGTCTTGAGCCTTGGTATGCTGCTTCCAAACACGCTTCTCAACATGACGAGACCGTAATCAACTACGCCGCCTATTGACTTCATTGCACCAAGCAGCATTTTTCCAAGAATGCTGAAAGATTCTCCGATGTATTTGACAATTCCCTTCAATTCATCGGCAAGGGGAAATGTCTCCATAAAGGTCTGAAAGACCGCTCTTCCTGCTTTTCCCAAGACATTGAATACGGGCGAAAGTCCGGTGTAGAAAGACTTGAACAAGGTTTGGTACGCCTTTACCACGGGAGTCAGGAATCCGATCAGAAATCCTGCTCCTCCACCGGCAATCGTTCCGAGTATTCCTGCTCCCTGACCGCTTGCACCACCCGCTCCACCCAATCCAAGAAGACCTTTGTTTCCCCCTGCAAGGCTGCTCCCCTTCAAGAAAGTCATTATCGGATTTGTTGCCCCTGCATACATTGGGCTGATTTCGCGCATCGCCTCCTTCATGGAGGCTTGCAACTGCTTTCCAAATCCAACGGTACCAGCACCCCCTGCCGTCTTTGCTTCTCTCTTTTCCTCTTCGGCGGCATGAGCCATTCTCTTGTTTGAATCGGCAATCTCCTTGATGCTCTTGTTGTTCTCCTTCATAGTGTCAAGGAGGGACTTCTCGTTCTTCAGCAAGTCACCAATCATTTCCCCCGTGTCGTTTTCGTGCTTTGATATGTCGCCCAAAATCTTGTTGGTGACAGTACCTTGCTGCTTTATGTCACCAAGGGTCTTGTCCATCTGTGAATTTTCGAGGGGATTGTTCTCTGCCATTGTCCTTTTTCAGGCTTACCCTTGTTTCATCGAAGCCTGTTCTTGATCCATTCTCTCCTTCTGTTCCTTCACATAATTTATCAGCAGTCCTATGTAAATCTGTCGTTCCCACGGAATCATGTTCTCTATCTCCGTGAGACTGAAGTTGTGTTCCTTCAGCATTATGAAGTTGGTCTGTAACACATTCGACAGACTCTCATAATGCATGATCAGGTAAAAAAATCTTGAATACCTCTGATGGTGATCTTGTTGTCAGTATCGCACTTTGCACACTTGAATTCCACTTCCTTACGCAGAGCGGGCATGTCTTGGAAGAACTTGATGATCTTTTGGAACATTCCCTGCGACATATTCTCTATGAATTCCATGACTTCTTCCTTGCTGAAATTCTTGGTTTGATAGGTCTTGTCACCGTCATAGATTACCTCAATGCATGAAGCGATCAATTTCATGGAAAGTTCGGCGTTCTGCACAGGGTCATCCTTTTCCTTGTCTCCCGCCGCAAGCAAGTCCTCGTTGCCCATGTTGGGATACTTCATTATGACTCCCATCTTTTCCGACAACTTGATGGTATTGCTGTGATTCTCGCTTGCCGAGACATTTACGGAAAGAAGATCAACCTCCACGACATTAGGCTCATCACACTTTAGGCACTTTATCTTCGTGGAGACTTTTTCTCCCACCGAGCGAATGCGTAATTGAAGCAGGATGTACTCAAGGTCAAAGGGAGGGCATGTTTCGACATCAATTTCACCGAATGTGCAGTTCTTGATGACATCCTTGCTTGTGCTTTGAATCTGCTTTGGGTCTTTTGACTCCATTGCAAGAAGCAGGAGTTTTTCCTCTTTGACAAGGAAAGGACGATACTTTATCACCTTCTTGGTGGAGGGGAGGGTCAATTCATAGGTTGGGGTAGCAATAATCGGTATAGCCATTGTAATCTCCTTAAGACATGGTATTTATTGTGGTTTACGCAACGGAAACCTGACCATTGTTCGCAAACGGAGTACCGGCAGGGAAGTTGGTGTTTCCGCCTCCCGCTTGCAATGTTTCCAATCCTCCCAAGTCTATGGTCTTCACCGTGCCTCCATCTGCATAAGCCTGACCATTTGCAGGAAGATTTCCTGTCTTTGTTGCAATGGTTGTTTGTGCGATCTCGCTGTTTGCAAGTATGCCTTGGCTTCCGCTGCCCCTGATCACCGAGCCGTCTATGCCGATGTTTTCAGCACCCTGATCCTGCATGAACTTGGTGAGATTGCTCGACAACGGGTTTGCTGCAATGTCAGCCAAGTCCTGCAACTGCTGACTGACCATCTTGTCGTATGTGGTGATGTCCACCGCCTCTCTGAATGCAAAGCCGATTCTCAAGAATGTGGGCTTGGTTGAACTTGCCCATTCGACAGTTCCACCATTCACGCTTATGTTTGCTGGATACACTTCGGTAAAACGAAGCCCTCTTAACTTGTTTTGTGAATATGCAGACTGAATGTCTGCAATTGTCTTGTAATTGTTTGGTATGAACAGCAGAGTTGCCCTCGTATCCTTCGCAAAGTCATCGTAGAAGGAAACATAGCGAGAAACAGGGTCTACTATGGAATCCATCCACTTCCTGAACAACCCTAATTCGGCCATGTCAGGTGAGCAGTAGAACTGCATGGCAAGTTCCTCGTCAAATGTTGCCGTGTAGGGTACTTTGCGAATCGGACCGGCGATATCTCTGTCCAATTTCGAGAAATACTGCGAAGGTACATTTACGCTCCAGCAACGAAACGAAAGCCTTTTGTCGAAGTTGGTCTGTGCAAAGCCAAACTTGTCGTTTAGCCAAGGACTTTCAATGAAAACCATGAAACGATTTGGCAGCGCATATCCATTCGATGCCGCATCATGTATGTAACTCTGCCATGCCGAGTCCTGACTGAACTTGGTTTGCCCGACATTTGGCGGAAAAAACGATGACAGGTAACTTGGTATTAGGTTTACTGCTGTTTGGAAGACTGACATTAGAGTTTCCTTCTGGATTCTTTCCAGACTTGTTCTTTGATCACCTTTGCAAACCGATCAAGCGGAAGGAAGAGCATGAACTTCCAGTAAAGAGGAGGTACTTCCGTCACTTTTGTCACGATGTTCTTGTAATAGTATCTCTTGATGGTCGGCTTGTAGTATCTCAAGGCTCCTGCTGCCTTCAGGGTTCCATAGTTCAGGCTGAAGATGGCGTTGGGATTTCTGTCAAATTCCTCATCATTTACATAGGTCTGCAAATTGTTGAAAAATCTGGCGCGATCATTTGGGTGGAGGTAATGAAAATTGAGTCCCAAGAACCCGTCTTCGGTGTAAGAAACCACAAGAGCAAGAGGAAAACGATCATAGTATTTCAAGTCCTGTCCTGTTTTGGGGTTGTATCCAAAAAGGTAAATCTTGCCAGTTTGAAATGTGACGGACTCACCTGATGTCTTTATGACGCTTTCGGGATTGATTGCTCCCACATTTGTCAAATTGTCTCTCAACCAATTCGTAGCCTTGCGAGAGGTCATGTCGATGCCCTCCGCAAACATTCGCCGCAGTATTGCAATTGCGTTTCGTTGGCTCATTTGCTGTTTCCGAATATCTCGTTTTCGGTGAGAATTTGAAACTTCCATTTCCTGTCAGCACAGTAGTTTCTTGCGGCTTCCCATTTTGCGTTGTTGATCATCCAATCCCTGACTTCCATCAATTTGCCCTTGCCCACCTTTGCGCCCACGCTCACGGGTGCGGGTTGCACCGTCTTCTTCTTTGGCTTTATCTCAACAAGCACAGTTTCTATCACTCCATCCTTGTTCTTGGTCTTGATCCAAAAGTCCACGAAGTAGCGATGAATCTTGTTGTCGAACGGGGATCGATATGGAACGATCACTTCCTCCGAAGACCACTCTATGATGTTTGGATTGGTATCACAGAAGACCATGAACCTTCGCTCCCAAAGCGACCGATACACACAATTAGTGGAGTCTCCTCGGTACTTGCTCGGGTTCGTTGGCTTGTAAAATCCTTTGTAACTTCCTCTTGGAATGATAGGTCTCCTCAATTTGATATTTAGCAGATTTGCGCTAAATAACAGGTACAGGAGACCTACCCCCTTGAATTCATCCTCATTCCTACAAAGACTTTATGGAAATGGCAGAGCCTTTCAGGGTTCTGCCGATGGACAGGCAGACAGGGATTTGTCCCGTGTCTCTGCCGTACCATACTCACCAACGGAGAAGTCCTTCTATCGTTATCCATTTGATCTTGGGGATTCTCCCGAACACCAGAACTTCATAGTCTTTGACATCTTTGAAAACCAAGGCGAGGGGTTGAAGTCCGTTCGTGGAGAAAAACCTTTCTTTGCATCTTCTCTTGAGAAAGGAAAGGGAATTGCAGGTTCAATAGCAAAGGGAGCGCAAGCAGGTGGCAAGGTTCTTCCTGAATCCACCATAGGCGGTGCTTTGGCGGGTAAAGTACAGAAAATAGCCACGGGCAAGGCATTTACTGACATCAAGGTTGCCGGTGATTTCTCGGTCGGAAATATTGTCTCGGCGGCGAATCTCGTCAATTCGGGTCTTGCAACAGGATTGATACAGCAACTCGCACAGGCGGGAAAGCAGAACATCGACCAACTCGGAAAGGGGGAAGAAGGATTCGTCCAAGAGGCATTGGGGTTGGGCGGAAAGATGCAAAGAGCGACAAAGACTGTCTTTCTCTACATGCCAGGCGGGATCGCTGCAAAGTACTCCATGAAGTACAGTCAAGATACCAGTTTTTCCACGCTTGATACCATGGCTACGGGAATTCAGGGCGGAATCAAGAATTTGATGAGCATGGCAACAAACGGGCAACTTGATGCAACCACAAAGCAGGCTTCGGAAGCATTGAGCAAGCAATTGGGAATGGGAACGGTCAAGCAAATGGACGAGGCTCTGAAGGATGTGGGAGACAAACTCGGTCTTGAAGGAGACTTGAATCTCAAGAAGTACCTTGAAGCCGGTCAGCGAAGAGTGCAAAACCCATTTGTTCTTCAATTGTTTGAAAGCGTTGAGCGAAGGACTTTTGATTTTGACTTCGAATTCATACCAAAGAGCAGGAAGGAAGTCGATGAAGTCTACTCCATCATTCGTACCTTCAAGAGATATTCCTTGCCTTCCCGTTCATACGGTGGTCGTTTCCTTGATTATCCAGCGGAGTTCAGGCTGACATTCGTGAACACGGACAAGGAAAACCTTTACTTGAGCCGCATGGCTCGCTGTGCGCTGACGGACATTCAACTCAAGTACGGCACAAACCCCTTCACTACATTCAGACCGGATGAGGAAGGTGCTGCTCCCACGCAGATCACCATGAGCCTTTCGTTCAGCGAAATGGAAATCCTCACACAGGATCGCATCGACCAAGGATTCTAATCCATGCCCTACTTCTCATACTTTCCCTCAATATCGTACACGATGGACAAGAATGACCTTACGAAGGTACAGGTCGTCAAGGATGTCACGGTCAGGGCAAAGATAAGCGACTACTTCAAGAATGCCGCAATAACCTCGCTGCCCTATGAAATTCAGGACGGCGAGAGACCAGAGACCCTTTCCCACAGGATCTATGACAGAGCCGATTTGCATTGGCTCATTCTTCTCTTCAACGAGATTCACGATCCGACATTCGAATGGCCATTGTCATCTGCGGAACTTGAGAGTTACATCTCCGAGAAACACAGGGGGTATACCGTCTATTATCCCGATACGGCAAGAATACCCGATACCTTTCAGTTGCAGAACACATTGCTGTTGAGCGGGGCAAAGACGATACATCAGGACTTGTCAAACGGAACAACCGTGTCCGCAGACATCATCAAATGGGATCCGACATACAATTCCATAGTCATCGATGGGGAACAGGCATCCTTGTTTGATCCTGCCTATGACTACGCCTATTCGCAGGACGGATATGCAAGATTCTATCTTGACAATGATCCCGCGAAGATCCTTGCCTTCTCAAGATTGCAGCCAAGGCAATTTTCCATTCATCATTTTGAAGACTCGGATGGAAATACTTTGGATCCAAGGAGCGGTCCTCCATCCGACATCGCAAATGCCTCTTCCATATTGAATAGATATGTTACCGACATCGGATTCGTTGATGTCATTGCCGTTGACAACAGAACGCAGGAGTACCGCCTGAATGACGAAAAAAGGCTCATTCGCGCAGTAAAGCCGGAATTCATCAGCGCAATATTGACGCAGTTCAGGTCGATCTTCACATGATAAGACATGCTCCATAACGACAAAATTCTCAATCCTGGTGACATTCTTGTCGATTCGCTGACGATTGAGTCGGCGGCAGGAGCAACATTGGATGTGAAGTCGCAGTTCGTTGCGCTCAACATCTATGAAGACATATTCGCAAATGGTCTGTCTGGCTTCTTGGTGCTGATAGACTCAATCAACCTCGTTCGATACTTGCAGATCACGGGAAGAGAGACAATGAAAGTGGTCTTCTCGACACCAGGCGATGCAGGAAGCAATGACTTCATCGAAAAGACCTTCAAGATATACAAGGTCACATCCGAGACAAAACTCTCGGGCGAAGGAAAGAAATTGGTTCGCCTTGAGTTTGTCTCCGTTCCTGCCTACGAAAACGCAAAGTTGAAGATTTCAAGATCATTCAACGACATGCCCTACAGCGAAATGGTGGAGAGGATAGGAAACGACATATTCGGAATAAGCATAAACTGCTGCCCTACCATGGGAAGAAGAAATGCCATCATTCCGAATTGGAATCCCATGTATGCGATCAATTGGCTGGCAAAGAGATCATCGGCGGAATCAATCCCCGAGGTGTGTGACTATGTTTTCTACGAGAATCTTGACGGCAAGTACAACTTCATGCCTCTTTCGATATTGAAGGCACAGGAGACATTGGTCAAGTACCACCACACCCCGACAAACAGGGATCAGAACACCGGCGAGATATTCATGAAGAAGGAATTCTACAACATCATCTCATTTTCCGTTGGTGGTCGCGGAGACAAGATGAGGGAAATCGTGTCGGGAGTTTACTCAAACAATGCGTTGGTTCTTGACATACTGGGCAAGAAGGCATCCACCAATCTTTACATATACTGCACCCAACGAGACAGGATTCCCACCATCTCAAGATATCCGCTTATCTCAAAAATAACCGATGACTTGAGTTACAATGTAACCGCCTATCAAAAATACTATCCAAAGCACTCCTTCAGGTACGACAGCGTGGAAGACAATGACGAGATGGAATTGATCTCCACTCGCCGCCAGTCGCAGATGAATCAGTTCAGGACGAACACATTGACGGTCACCGTGAACGGAGATTCAAGGAGAAGAGTCGGTGACATGGTGTCTGTTGACATACCAAGCACCGAAGACCCAAAGAACAAGGACGATTGGTATGATCCTTATCTTTCGGGTCGTTACATGGTGACGGCAATACTCCACGAAATAGGGGATGGCAGTTACAACATGAAGATGGAACTCGTCAAGGATGGATATGACGAGAAGATTCCTGAAGTGCAAACCTTCGATAGTGGGGAAGTCTGATGCTCAATGAGATGAGGGAAAATCCCAATGACTACTTGGGCAAGATGGATTTTGTCTGGTGGCATGGTGTCGTTGAGGACATAAATGATCCGTTGAAAGTCGGACGATGCAGGGTTCGCATCTATGGGTTTCACACGGGCAGCAAGATTCTGATACCCACCGAGTCGTTGCCTTGGGCTTCCGTGATACAACCAATCACAAGTGCGGCAATCAGCGGTAAGGGAACAAGTCCCACCGGCGTTCTGCCAGGAACATGGGTAGTGGGATTCTTTAGAGATGGTCCTCATGCACAAGACCCGATCATCATGGGTACGGTGGCAGGCTATCCGTTCCCCGATGACAACGGAAAGTACAAAGATCCGGAACAGGGATTCTACGACCCAAGCGGCACATATCCCTTGGATTCCTATGCCGGAGAGCAGGACACAAACAGGCTTGCCAGAGGCGAAAGCCTTGAGCAGACCATACTCAAGGAAAAGGCAGACGCAAGGATTCCGAAGATTCCTGCGGCGTTGACGGGAAGTTGGCAGGAGCCGCAGAGTGCCTACGGAGCGACCTATCCCTACAACCATGTCTACGAAAGCCAGTCGGGTCACATCATCGAAGTCGATGACACTCCGCAGAATGAAAGACTGCACCGCTATCACAAGTCAGGATCTTTCGAGGAAATCGGCGCAACCGGTTCACGGGTCACGAAGATCGTTGGAGATGACTACGAGATCACCATAGGATCGAAGTCCGCGATGATCAAGGGAAATGTCCTGTATACCAACGAGGGCAGGGCGCAGTTCAAGGTCGGAAGGGATTTCTACCTTGAGGTGGATGGAGATGTGCGTACATTGGTGCATGGAAATGTGATCATGCACACCAAGGGAAGTTTCGTACACAAGGTCTCCGGTTCCTACACCATGTCAAGTGGCGGCAACATGACCTTGATTGCCCCGAGAATAGACCTGAATCCCGAAGGAGTCAACTCTTCTTCCGTGAGCGTTGGTGGTTTGGATCAGATAGAGAAGCGAAGAGTTGAGTTCCCCGATCCAAGCACAACAGGCGATACGAGAGTCTTGCCATCTCTTGGAAGCCCATCCACGGCGGGCGTGGTTGCAGGAAATACCACGCCTTCAAGCACATTGCAGAAGCAGTCTGAGGGAACAGTACCGGCGGGAGCAGTCGCCACCAGTCAAGCAACAACGACAACCTCTTCCACGACAACCACGGCAGCAAGCACGCAGACCACGGAAGTCGCATCGACAAGTGCAAGCACGACAACTTTCAACGGGTCTGCCCCTGCTGCCGTTCCCGATGAGGTTGGCGGGGCTGAGGTCACCGAGCCTGAAGAAGGAACCGAACTGTCGCCAAGTACGCAAAGACTCCTTGAGGGTGCCGCAAGATTGGGAATCGTTGCAGGAGCAGCGGCACTTTCGGCACTCAGCGATGAGTCCGAATCCCGAAACGATTCCTCGTCCACGCAAGTCGCTGCGGTATCCCTTCCTCCGATTCCGCCCACGGCACCAGGCGTGTCCGATTCAAGCCTTGTCATGGGAGCAGGAGGAACAGGGTCGGCACAGGCAGCCACAGGACTGCCAGGCTTGCCGACAATCAGCCTATACGCTGTCCCCAACGAAGCAGCAAGCCTCTTGCAGGGTTATCCAGGTCAGACAGGGATTGCAAATACAGATCCCACCAATCAATTGCCAGGAGTCGCTCCTCTTCCAAGCGTTCCTGTCATTGCATTCCCTGCGGAATTTGCACAACCCGTAATATTGCCGGATGTACTTGATGGAGGTTCTTTCTGATATGGCTAGAGAATATCTTTGGCAGGGAAAATACAGAGTAATTTCTGAATTCGATCCCTCCCTTTATTATCCTGATGGCATAGACACAGGGGGATATTCCTCTGGATACGGCGTGAGCGAAGAATGCTATCGTCTTGAGTTTCCCATTGCTCCTAGCACATACTTCAACAGCGGCTTTGATTTTCCAAGAGTCACACCCACAAGAGTGTATTTTGAGCAAGAAGATATAACGGTAGATGATGCTTGGAAGTTCTATGTCGCAAAAAGCGGAAATGTCCTTTGCACGGGTCTTACTTTTTCCGATCCTGGTTTTCTGATAATCACGGGAGATTTTTCTCCTGATATGGCTTTGAACCTTGATACGGGAAAACTGTTGGGTAGAACAGGTGAGATGGATCAATATGTGTCGGGACTCAACATACCGGCAGATTACGAGATAGATGAGCAAAATTATGCCACCGTTGGTTCTGCCTCCTATTTCAGAAATGGAGTTGGATTTGGAATTCCCGTTCGACTCACCGTCAGGGCGTTCAGCAAATCAAATCCGAATGTTTACATCGACAGGTCTTTTGAATACACATTGAGCAACAATTGGTCATCGGACAGAGATTACCTGATATTGAATCTGAAGAATCAGTTCTATGTAAACGGTGCAACTGCCACTAATCTTCAATATCTGCAAGCGCAAAAAGCAAAGGGTTACTTTCCTGGTCCTCCTGCGGGAACGACAATTACGATAGAAGAAACCCCCAATCTATCCACTTCACCACAATTCGCCTTCAATCAAGAACCCAATCCGATTTGGGTAGCAGGATGGCTTCCTCCCATTTCGGGAATGACAACGCAGTCTCTCGAAGCCGAGCGCATGATTACCGGGGATTTCACGACATATGACTATGTGAAGCCCATGGTATGGCTTACTGCTCCAAACCACAGCCAATCCTACATCGATGATGATGCAACTTCTTATTTCAACAAAGCAGCCACACCAGGTGATTACAAGACGAGGCTTGATGCAATAGTCGATTCATTGAATAGATTGCCAAGCGGCATGAGGGTGCTGGCTCCTTGGTATTACTGGAATGGTTATGTTTATTACAAGAATGAAGGCGACAAAAGATCGGACTATGCCACTTTTGTTGCTGCGAATCCCGACTACAACACACATCCTGGCATTACGGGAAATGGTGCCAAAGGGCAGTTCATCTACAATAGAAAGTCCGACAACTTGGTCGGTGTCTATGGACTTACTGGTTGGACGCTTCCCTCAATGTGGGGATTGACCGCGCATCAACAGGTTCGAAACGATTGGGAAGTCATGTGTGCTGGCTTGAAGATCAGGGGAGCGTTGATTGATTACATTACATTCGATCAAGAAGGCATTCCCATAACTCCATTCGACTTCGATCAAAACAACGCACAAATACTGCAAACAATAGAATCATTGCCACAGGCAAGCAGAGAGTGGTTTGGAGCAAGACCGCTCAAGACCATACTTACGCAAAACGGAAAATACCCGAATTACACCGGTCTTTCCGCAGGATTTCCAGGTGGATCAAGGCATCCGCAAAAAGATCCTAGTTATGTCTATTGGGCTGCCGCAGGAAATACCATCAGGAATGCAAGCCTGAATTACTGCTTATATGAAACCGCTCGACAAAACTATCCAAACATAGGGTTTAGCAACTACGAATCGTTCAAGATAAATGAACTTGATTGGGTGTATGATCCTTACGGTCACCCGATATTTCAGGAAAACACAGTAGGTGACGGTGCATCTCCTTACCTCTATGCGGCATGGAACTTTTCCACCTCATATGTCATAAGTCCTTATGATGACACTTACATCGTCAGACGCGATTGGAACTTGGTCACACAGGCCACATCGTTCTTTCAAAACAGCCTTTGGAACTGCTTCTTGATAGATATGCAGACCGTCAGGGGGATCAGAAGAGCAGATTCCAATTCAAAACTGCGACCGTGGATTCGTCCAAGAGATTGGGCGGGAGATGCGGGATTCGCCGTAGGCATAACATCAGGTCAACCCGAGTCGCCCATCAGCGGAAGCAGATTTTACTACGAAATAGTTCGCCATGCTGCTGTTTGCGGAGCCGAGCATTTCTACTGGTGGAATACCGCAGACACGGGATCAAGGCTGGCAAGAAGTTCGGCAGAACTCAACGAGGTATTCACGGAGATCAATGATCTTCTTGGAGGATTTTCTCCAGAGACAGTCACAAAGGAACGAATTTCCTTCAAATGCGACTATGTGATAAGCGGCACAAAAGCAGCAGGAGGAAGGAACTGGAACAGATATGTCTGGCGGGTTACTCCCAAGCCAGGAGTTACCCTTCGGGATGAAACGGGACAGATACTTACAGTCGATTCTGATGGCGGCAAGTGGTTGGTCACCGCATTGCCCTCTGCTCCGGTCTTCTACAAGGTTTCCATATCCGAATCTCCTGGAGATTGGGCAATCCCAAGATACAAGGATCAATATTATGTATTGATCAATCCTGCTGTTGCAGATGCTGCCGATGCAAATGGAATAACATGGGGCAATTTCACCAATAATTTTGTTTCATACTTCCAAGGTAATCCAAGGTCAGGTCAAGGAAAAAGAGGATTTTCTTGGGAAAACAATCCAAGAAATCCGCATATGTCCAGTCCTTGGCATAACGCGATATACGAATCGGTCATATCGTTTTACAGATGGGGTGCGCGTAGTTTTCACTTCCACTTTGCAACTGGAACTTATGCAATGGATGAAAATCGCAGCATATCGGGGGATGCCGGTGTGTTCTTCCTGTCTCCGCAGATATGGAGGGATTCATACAAATACGAAACACCAGGTATCACTCATACCAATCCTGCAAGATGGAAGGGCTTGACAGGTGCAATCAATTCCCTTCTGTCAGGAACCATGATACCCGTAGACGAGACATACACTACACAGACAGGTCTTTCGTGGATAACCGAACCTTGCAATGTTTGTCTGTACATGCCCACAAATGTCAATTACTATGACTATAGACGCAAAGCCAGCAAATATTGGAGATCTTTGCCAGGAACAACCGCAGACAAGGATGCAGCCTATTATTCAAAACTTGATGGAATGCTTGAAATGCTTGGCAGCATGAGACCTAGCGGCATAGGCAAGGGGAGGCTTAGTGTTTGCCTTGATGTCGGCTCTGCAATGGCTACTCCAAAATCAATCGAACTTCACCGAAAGGTAAGAGATGAAAGCGGTTCCAAGAACACTCCCACGGACTCTTCCTATATTTCCGATGCTTTGGAGTTGAGTGATTACTATGTGTGGACAAAACTTCAGGAAATGGGCATAGATGTATTCATTGAGGCAAGACCACCCAAAATCAAGAATCGAGTAGATTACGGATTGGGAATATCATCAGGACCGGCCGGTCTGACCTCATATGAAGCCATTGGAAGCGAAAGACCAAACATTGTCTCAACTGAACACTATTTTTGGACAAGCAATGGTCTATCGAAAACCGCCTTGCCTGCGGCGGTTGCTCATTTTGGCGCAAAAGACGAAATGGAGAGCAATTCAGACCCCGCAAAAATACATCGACTAAATTGGCAGTCTTTCTACATGACCAAATCAGGAATTTACAATGATCCATACAGGGCTTGGACAAAGACCTCAATCGGAGGGCAAACCCATGACATGTGGAATTATAGCGATATGACCGACAACACATATCTCACTCCTCATGCAGCCACCTTCTACCTGTATGCACTTGCCGATCATCATCGTCACTATTCCAATTTGAAAAATGGAAATACGGGACAGTTCGGTGCAAGATTGACCAATTACAACAGCATAGTCTTCGATGCCACATGGTTTGCAGATGCCAACAAATCTGTGGCGGATGCAAACGGTTCCTCCTTGACCGTATACAGAAGAGACCTATTCACGGCAAATCCTCTCACAAGAACATTGACAGGCCCAAGAGGATCATTCCCACCTTGGAACGGTCTTACTTTTGATGCGGTGTCTTGGGCGGCAGGACCATCCGCATATTATGAGAATAATCCCGCTTCCTCGTCTGGATTGTCAGCACACAGATATTGGACCATAGATGGAAGAAACTTTTGGACGAACAATGTCATGAAATCAACATTCAACGGGTTTATTCAGATGCTTGATGCATTCTGCGCCACCGCTGCACCTGTGTCTGCGGTTTCTGAAGGATGGACAGGATTGACTTATCCATACGATTCTTACAGCAAGAACATCATTGATGCCACAGCGCATGGAATGGTTTAATTTTGGAACTTGAGCCACGAAATTTCAACCTAAATATCAATAATCGTCCCAAAAGGAGACAGGATGCCAGCAGCACATAGACAAGGCGACATATGTTCAGGTCATGATTGCTACGGACCACGACAAAACATCTCATGGTCCACGAATGTCTTTGTCAACAGCAAGGGCTGGCATCGCCAATATGACAATTGGGGAACACATTGCTGCGGACCGTTCTGCCACAAGGCACATACAGCAGAGGGTTCCTCAATGGTTTTCGTGAACAGCCGCCAAGCGGCAAGAATCGGTGATCCCCTGAATTGCGGTTCAGCGATTGCCACAGGAAGCAAAGATGTGTTTTGCGGAGGCTAACATGAGTTCTAGTTCAGGGAATTTTGATCTTTGGATGAATGTCGGAACCGCAATGGCTGGCGTGATTGCCGGTATGCTTGCGGGTGCATCCTATCTTCGCAAGAGGACTCTCCTGTGGAAGAAGCAGGAAGAGAGGGATGCGGCAATCACCGTGGAAGACATACGCTGCTACGGTCAGATGCAGGAACTGATAACGACCCTGCGCTGCCAGACTGGTGCGGACAGAGTGCAGATACTTCAGTTCCACAACGGTGGCAGGTTTCTTGATGGCTCACCGATGAAGAGGATGTCGGTCACGCATGAAAGTTGCAAGCAAGGCGTAGCATACGAATACATGCACATGCAGGCCGTGCTTGCGACATTGCTTTGGGAAAAAATTGAATTGGTCAAGAAGGATGATCCACAGGTTCACTTGGTGAGGAACCTTGCAGATTCCACAATGAAGACCTATTGCAGAAGCAAGGGAACCGAGGCGTTCTCCATACTGCCAATACGAAAAGACAATCTTGTGATAGGATTTGTGAATATTGACTGGCTTGACGAGGAAATGGTTCCCAACAAGCCTTTGGACTTTGCAAGCATATTTGAGGAACACAGGGGTTTCATAGAATTGCAACTGTCAAAGGAAAACAAAAATGGCGATCAGTAAGATCAAAGACCCCATCCTTGCCTTTTCCGACATCGACATGGATTTGGATACCAATCCCCTGACAAAGGACATCAAGAATGTCACGGGAGTAGAAGCAGTCAAGCAGTCCCTGAAGAACCTCCTGCGGTTCAAGCGTTACGAAAAGCCGTTTCATCCCGAAATAGAGTCGGGAATCATGGACTTGCTGTTCGAACCAGCAAATTCCGTGATAGCATTGCAGATGAAGCGGAAGATAAGCGAACTCATACAGGCTTACGAAAAAAGAGTGCGAGCAACCAACATAAACATAATAGACCTGATGGATCAGAACGCATACAGGATAGACATTGAATTTCAAGTTGAGAACAGGGTTGAAGTGTTCCGAGCCACCGTTATTGTGGAGAGAATCAGATGACCACGCCAAACTTGCCAGTTGACAACCTTGATTTCGATGCAATCAAGACGAATCTCAAGATATTCCTGAAGAATCAGGATCGCTTCAGGGACTATGACTTCGAAGGATCGGGAATGAACATCCTTCTTGACTTGTTGGCATACAACACGCACTATCAGGCGTATTACGCGAACATGGTGGCAAACGAGGCATTCATAGATTCGGCAGTCAAGCGTCAGTCTGTCGTTTCAATCGCAAAGCAGTTGGGATACACTCCCCGTTCCTTCAAGGCTTCGACTGCCATAGTCGATGTGGTGTGGACAAATCCATCCTCTGCATTCAGGGCTGCCGTTGCAAGAGGAGAGGTCTTCATCGTCAGGGGCGACACTTTTGCTGCAACTGGCGGGGGATCGGTGTTCACCTTCCTTCCATTGCAGAACTACAAGGTATCGAACGAAGGAGACAATTGCGTTGCGAGGAATGTCGAAATCAAGGAAGGAAGGTTTCAGTCCTTCACATACATTGTCAACGAGTCAGACACCTCGCAGAAATTCGTCATACCCGAAAAGAACATAGACACGGGAACCCTTCGCGTGAGGGTGACTAGATCCGCAAAGGACATCACGGGAATCAATGACATATGGCTTCCCGTCACCGACCTCAATTCAGTCGATGCATCTACCAACGCATACTATCTTCAGGAAGTCGAGGAGCAGAGATACCAAATCCTGTTCGGGGACGGAATCGTTGGAAGGAAGCCCACCGATGGAAACGCAATCATAATCGAATACTTGGTCACGCGGGCAGAGGAAGCAAACGGAGTGCAGAACTTCAGGTATTCAGGAAGCATTTCAAATGCGGGAGTCACCCCGACAGTCGCTCCCGTCTTGGACAGCGAGGGAAATGCACAGGTTTCTTTCGGTGGCAGCGATCCTGAAGATGTGGAATCGATCAGGTACTATGCGCCCAGGAATTTCCAAGCGCAGGAAAGAACGGTCACCGCCGAAGACTACAAGACCATCCTGACAAGGGACTACAAGTCGGCTGATTCGATCTTGGTGTGGGGAGGAGAGGAGAACGATCCTCCGCAATACGGAAAAGTATTCGTTTCCATAAAGCCGCAGAATGCGGACAAACTCTCCACATTGGAGAAGTTGTCCATCCAAAACACCATATTGCAGAGGAAGAATGTCCTTGGCATAACTGCCGAGGTTGTCGATCCCGACTACATCTACATCGTGCTTGATGCAACCGTGAGATACAACCCAAATGCAACGAACCTGTCGGCAACCGATCTTGAGCAACTTGTGAGCGATACCATCGATGCTTATGCTCTTGAAAAACTCGGCAAGTTCGGCTTGAACTTCAGGTTCTCCAAGTTCGCGTCCTTCGTGGATTCCATCAACCAGAGTTTCACAAGCACGGATGCCGACATTCGGATACAGAAGCGATTTGAGCCGATTCTCGGAAGACAAGGAGTGTACACGGTAAAGTTCAACTTTGACAACGAGATATACCATCCTGTCGATGGATATCCGCCTGTAGTTACAAGCAGCGCATTCGGGATATACGACAGTACGACAAATTCAAATGTCGATGCATATCTTGAGGATGATGGTTATGGCAACATTCGGATATACAAGTTCGTTGGTGAGGAAAAGGTCATTCTGCGCTCTGAGGCAGGAACCATAAATTACTCAACGGGAACGATAAGCCTCATAGACTTCAATCCTGTCTATATCCTGCCTTCTACAAGCACGGAAATAGCCATCACCGTGGTTCCTGTTTTGAAGGACATCTTCACGCGAAGGAATCAGATCATCTTGTTTGACAAGGAGAACACGAGCATCGTCCTTGTTCCCGATTCATTCAGAACCGAAAGACGGCAGACAGGTTCCTCGTTCCCGTCAAATAGATAACCGAGATGAACACAGGAAACGACAAAAGCCACTCCTCCATCATAACGCATCGTTTGCCCGAATTCGTGCAGACGGACAATCCCACATTGTCGGCGTTCGTGCAGGCATATTACGAGTGGCTTGAATCGCAGAAGTACGATGGGTATCTTCGTAGCCCCATGGCATTGGGGAACATCTCGGACATAGACCAGGAACTTGACCTGTTCGTGTCGGAATTCAAGAAGCAGTATTTGCTTGACTTTCCCGAGCAATTTGCCGTCAATGACGATTCAAACACCGTGAATGTGAAGCAATTGCTGAAGAACATCAAGGACTTCTACCGCAACAAGGGAACGGAGAAAACCTACGAATTCCTGTTCAGGATACTGTATGACACGGCTGTGGAATTCTACTATCCTTCAAGGGACATTCTCCGTCTTTCCGATGGAAAGTGGATTCAGAAGAAGTCCATCCGATGCTCAAACGAAATTGGCTCAAGGATATTCGAATCTCGCGGCAAGGTGGTGAGGCAGCCTTCCACCGATGGCTCCGTGATTGCAAGCGGAAGAGTCATTGATGTGGTGACTTACCAATTGGGAAGCAGGGAAGTTGCTGAACTTTTCCTCACGAACATCAACGGACAATTCAGTTCAAACACGGTTGCATCATCAAACTACGGTGGCATAGAGTTTGAAGGAAACAATGGTTTGCTGCTGTCGGAGGCAAGAATATACCCTGTTCTGTCTTCGGTGACCATAGACTCACAGGGAACGAATTATCGAAAAGGCGAAAGAATATTCTTTCGACCAAGCACGACAAGCGATACGGGTCAGGGGGCGGTTGCGACCATCACGGAAGTTGACACAGGCGGCGGCATAAACAAGATACGAATAGACAACTTCGGCGTTGGATATGAGACAGCACCTCTCTACACCATAAGCACTTCCTTCGGATCGGGCGCATCCTTATCGACCTCGACAGGAACTCTATGCACATATCCTGGTTATTACTCAAACAATGACGGTCGGCTGTCCACCAACAAGGTGATGCAGGACAATCATTACTACCAGAACTTCTCGTATGTCCTCTTGTCGGAGGTGGTGATAGACAGGTACAAGGAGATATTGAGGAGATTGATACATCCCGCAGGAATGGGAATGTTCGGAAAAGTGGTGATCAATCGTTGCCTTGAGGATGCGACAAGCACCGATGCTACCATACGAAAGACGGATACGGAATTGATAGGCAACTATTCTCCGTATACCCTTGATACCTATGTTGACATCGGAAACCTGTTGTTCAATAGCAGACCAACTCCTTACTTTCCTTCATTGCACGATTCTGTGATCACGGGTGCATCTGGAAATCCCACCGATCTGCAATTCTACTCAGTAGGTCAAAACTTTGCAACATGGAGCAATGACGCGACCAAGTGGCAGATCAATACAAACTACGCTTTTACAGCAAATCAAGGACTTGCACCCAATGGCAAAAATCAAGCCGTCTTGGTGAGAAAGACAACAACATTAGCCACTATACTCTCAAGACCAATAACATGGAATTCGTCAAGCACCAGCGCGACATATTCTGTATACATCAAGCAGCCATCAACGAATGCAAAAAGATATGTCAGTCTTTTGTTCAGAAACGGTTCGTCCGATCAAAATCTTCTCGGAGTTACCTTTGATTTCCAAGAGCAGAAATTTACGAATGGTGCAACTACTTTTAGTACTTTTAGCAATTCTTCCGGAACCGCATCTTTCGAATCTGTCGGTGATGGCTGGTATCGGATAAAGATAACAGTTACCAGCAAGATATCAAGAGGAAACACCATCCAACTGTATTTTGGTGATACCGGTGCGGCATCGGGAATCACATTCTGGCAAGTCGGTGAGGGAATGTTGGTATGGGGTATGCAACTTGAAGAGGGAACCACGGCAAAACCCCTCATAGAAACAAATGCAACACCAATCATCCACAGATCATATGCAATAGGATTCGATCCAAGAAACATCAGCGGTCTCAAGATATGGCTTGACGGAAAGACCCTTACTGCGGCGGCAGGAGCAACGACAAGCACATGGGGCGATTCGAGCGGAAATGGCTACACCGCGACATCCTACTCAAGGACATTGCTGCCCACCATTTCAAGCATGGGTGGCTTGGCTTTGACGGGTTCAAGCCTGACCTTCGGTTCGGTGCTGACAACCCCGAATCTGAATCTGAATGCAAGGACGATTTTTGCGGCTTTCACTCCGTTTCCCCTTCCTTCTTCCGATACTTCGACAAGCCAGAGAAATTCATTGGTCGTTGGGTTGATGGGAGGACAAGGAACGGGAGGATCAACAGGAGCAGCAACAGGGCAACATTACCAAGACCATACGATTTGCATTGACTATTCTCGGACCATTGTCGATGGGGGAGACAACACAACTCCAAGAATCTCCGCATACTATGGGTTCGGAAACAGGGCAGGACCATTGTCCCTTTGGGTGGCAAGCCCAACAGGAACAGACATCTACACGGGATCAACCGAAGTATCCCCAAGACGATCTGCCCTTGTCACGAATGATGACACGGTTCTTCATTCTCCGTTTGCAAGCAGTCTTGTGAGTCTAACGGCAGGAAACCCAAACACCACCGTTGCCTGCTCGACATTGAGTACGGATTCCCGTTCTTTGACTTCGTTTGCGGGAGGAACCTCAACGGAGTATGTCTACTCCGACAAGAAAAGCAACGATGATCTTTCAACGGAGGCAAGGTACTATCGTCACCAACTTGTCGGGGAACAGACGATACAGGATGCAGGTTCCTACCAATTCCTGATGGACATGAAGACGGACAATGCTAATCTTGGATGGAGAGCAGTACTCACCAAAAATGACAATCTTCCTCTTCCTTCTCCGACAAGATCTGTAAATAATGTTCCTTCATACATCGCATCATGGAACTTTGCCTCAATGTCCGATGGTGTGGCAAATGCATGGTCTCCTTTGCAGTATCAGACCCACAAGGTATCCGTCAAGGACTTGCAACCAAACGATGTCATTCGCATATGGATGACTCCATCCCTGACATCGGGAGCAAAGCCATCCAACTCATCTTTGAATACGAGCAATTCTCTGTATTTCAAGAATTTCTTCGCTCACAAAATATACTCCGATGGTGTAAATCAACTTACCGTTGATGGGGTGTCCAAGGGCTTTGCCGTAGGAAACCTTGACGGGCTGACGGCAAACCAAAGATTGACCTTGGGGCTTGGCGAGAATTACTTCAACGGTGTCATTCACGAAGTGTTGGTCTATGACCGAATACTGACAAAGCAGGAACGAGAAACGACCGAAGCATATCTCCATCATCGTTGGAAGAATGACATCATTCGTGCGGATTCCCATGCATGGAATCTTCCGATTGCCTCTCTGACAAGTGGAATTTATCCTGCATTGCCAACAGAGGGCGGTTATACGGCTTCGGGGAACACTACCATGGCTCTTGGCTATCCTTTCCACGAAATAAACAGCCATCCAAACATTTTCCTCTCCGAAAGGGAGCAACCGTATCCCGCAAGAATTCTTCGTTCGCAGATGAATGATTTCCTCGGAGGAGGAACAGGCACAGATGGATATTGGGATGAATGGGTGGAACAGAGCGTGGAAAACAGGCACAACTGGGCAACAGGATTGTCTGCATCGGGAACCAATAGCGGAAGACACGCAATGCTGCAATACACGGAGGTATCCCCGTTCAGGAAGATAACGGCAGAGGCTTTCCTTGACAGGGAAGTTGGCAGGCAATTCGATTGCAAGAACGAATTGATAGTCGAACCCGATGTCCCAAAAGTGCAGTTGTCTGTCTGCCCTTCATTTGCACTCAACGAAGTGGTGTACACAAACGGAACCATCATTTTCAACTATTCCATACTGAATGCAGATAACATGGAATATTGGATCACAGACCAACTTGAGGTAGAAATCAGCGATGGGAACAAGTTCTACAGATATCGTCCCGAATCATCCACTTGGAACGGCAAATTCCTGATTTCAGGATTCCAATCGCAAGGCAGCGATCCAAAACCATACACCGTGACTTTCCGTCTGAAGAATTACTACGGAAAGACGATTGCAGGTTCCGAAGCATCCACTCAATTTACTCACAAGTATGCAGAACTTCCATCGCCATTTGACACGATTTCAAGTTGCGGTTGATTTGATAAATAGGCTAGAAAGGTTCGAACATGGCAAATGTCTGTGACAAATTCCGTCAAAACTTCAAACAAACCTTCGTGGAAGAGGTTGTTTCGATGTTTAGCAATTTGTCCACGGACAAGTGGTTTCTGTCCATAGGCAAACCGCTCCCTTGGCTTTCTTCGCAGGGCGAACAGGACGGCTTGCCTCCCGCGTCAGAGGACATCAATGACACCGAAATAGCGTTCTGGCGGAACATCATAGCCCACAAGAAGATAGACAGGGAAGATGTTTCGATAGTCGTACCCCGCCATGACTGGACGATAGGCACGGTTTATCAGCCATACAGATCGAATGTCGATCTTTTCAACACCGAAAATCCGTACATCTTCTATGTGCTTGTTGACGAAGAGAGGGTGTACAAGTGCATTGACAACAATTACGGCGCACCTTCAACGATTGCCCCCTCACATACCGATACGGATGTCAAGGTTCTTTCTGATGGATACAGATGGAAATACCTGTACTCCATCACGGAGGCAAAGAGGAAGTTTCTCCTGAGATCAGGACTGAAGAAATCAGGACTGTTGCGACCTGGTTACATGCCTGTCGAAAGACTTGAGTCTTTGGGAATAGATGATGAAAGATATCTGCAATTTGCGGTGCAGAACGCTGCTGTTGACGGCGAGGTGGTCTTCATCTACTTCTTGCCTGAATATGCAGAGTACATAGTTTCCGACAGGTGCATCTTTTCGTCCAGCGAAAACCTGATTTCAAACAGCGTAAGTGCTGGTGGCTTGACAGCATCAATTTTCTCCATCTCTCTTGCCCCCATCTCCGATTACTACAAGGACATGGTTCTTTACATCGATTCGGGGCAGGGGCAGGGGCAAAGAAGAATCATTGAATCGTATGAACCAACCGGCGCAAATACGGCAACTGTCGCCGTGACCTCTCCGTTCTTGGTGGGATTGTCTGGTTCAAGTTCGACCTTTTCCATAGTCCCGAACATCTGCCTTCAGGGTGATGGCTCCGCAAAGAACAACGAACTTGATCCCAACAGGACATTTGCGGATGTCTCCGTTCGATTCTTCGCCGCCAGCGGAACGGGACAGCAGCGGATTGTTGATTCTTTTGAGATGGTGGATACCGGCAAGGACTTCACATATGCAACATTGAAGGTCGTCAAGGGCTTGACTTTCTCTTCTTCGATGCCAAGCAGCCTGAAGACTTCCTTTGACAATGTTGCGATTCCCGTCATTTCCCCGCAAGGTGGGCATGGTTCGAATCCCGTTTCGGAATTGGGCGGGAAGTCAATGATGATCGTCAAGAAATTCACGGGAAGCGAAAGCGGCACGATCACAAATCAGAACGAGTTCAGGCAATTTGGATTGCTCAAGAACCCCGATTTGCAGCAACCGCAGTTCAGGATTTCAACGATACAGTCAGGTACTGTTTCGTCCTTCACCGTTGGAGCAACTGCGTATCAGACTGCCGTTACGGGACACAGCGGAGCGGAAGGGAAGGTGGTTTCTTGGTATTCGGGTGTCACGGGATTCACCGGTTCCTCGGAACTGGTCCTGACAAATGTAGTCGGGGAATTCAAGTCAGGAATCTCTGGCGCAAAGATCGGATCAACCACCGGATCAAACACATTGGATGTCTTTGATGTGATGATGCGTACAAGAGCAGGCTCCGAAGGAAGGGACTTGCTTGCCCTGACGGTGAGTCCTTCCACGAGCAGCACTTTCTCGCAAGTTGAAAACGAATTCCCAAGAGGCTTGAATGCCGTTGGAGTCGGAAATGCGGCGGAAAACATAGAATTCACGGGTTCCAAGGGAAAGATATACAGATGGGAACCGCAGTCCGGTCTCAACAACAGGGGAAAGATATACCTTGAGCATTCGCACGGCGAATTCCTGACGAACGAATTGGTCGGAGTGAGAGATCGATACATGACTTTGGTGAGTGGCTTGACCGGAATCGCAAAGATAGTGGAAAAGACCGAATTGGTCGAAGGTCTGCCAACTGTCTACAATCAGGTCTATCAATACCAACTCGCTGCTGCATTCGGAGACTCATTTGCGAACGACACATTTGATCTTGATTCATCCGTGTATGGCTACAGCGGTTCAACAGCCACGGGAATCGGCACCGTGGTCAACTGGACGAGCAATGGAGCGACAGGAAACCTGTCTTTGATTTTCAGCAGCGGGAACATACAGCAGCAGAACATGATTCCGTACATCAATGGTGCGGGGAATACCGTGAATTCATTGGTTTCGGGGATAATCAGGGAGCCTGATTTCAAGTATCGCTCCGGCCAAGTCCAATACATACAGAACATGAGACCGATTGTTCGTTCGGAAACACAAGAGGAGGAGATCAAACTCATCATTGAGATTTGATCGGAGGAAGAAATGTCATACGATTCCACGCTATTCAATGTAGACCCATACTTTGATGACTTCAATGAGTCAAAGAAATTCCTTCGTGTCATGTTCAAGCCTGGCTATGCGCTGCAAGCCAGGGAAGTCACGCAGTTGCAGACGATTCTCCAAAATCAGATCGACAGATTCGGTCAGCATGTGTTCGAAAATGGTTCAGTCGTATTGGATGGTCAGGTCACCGAGAACTACATCAGATATGCAAGAATCGCGGGTCTCACGGGATTCACCAATGTGAGTTCCCTCATAGGTTCTGTCGTGGGATCGGAAACCACGAATCAGGCAAAGGTCATTCACGCAGAATCGGGTCTTTCCTCCTCGACCCTTGATTCGTATCCCGTGATCTATTTTGAGTATCTCGGTGGTGGTACTGGATTCTCCGCGAACAATGTTCTGTCGGGAACCGCAGGAAGTGTTTCGGTCTCATTCTCCTTGAGCGGAAATACAACTGTTTCAGCAATCGGAGAGGCCACGGTCATATCGGTTGATTCCGGTGTTCGGTTCGTTGATGGCTATTTCGTCCTGCACGATGCACAGATGATCGCAGCAAGCACCTTGACCGGTGCAGCAGGAGCAAAATACAGGGTATTTGCGAATCCCACCACAAGAATAGGATTCAAGGCAAACAAGTCATTTGTATCCGCGTTGCAGGATGAAAGCCTGAACGATCCTGCATTCGGTTACTACAACTATTCTGCACCTGGCGCGGACAGGTTCAAGATCGATCTTGGGTTGACTCAATGCGAATTCAATCCAACCGACACAGATGCAACAACGAATTTTGCAAGATCCGATTTCATGGAGATCATCCGAATCGTCAATGGACAGACGATAAAGAAGGAGATGTATCCCGAATACGCCGTTCTTGAGGACACTCTTGCAAGAAGAACCTATGACGAAAGCGGAAACTACACGGTAGAACCATTTGACCTGAACATGACCTATCGGGATGTGGTCGGTGGAGTGACCGGAGCAACCCTTTCCGCCGAAATAGGTGAAGGAAAGGCTTATGTGTTTGGCTATGAGTTTGAAACACAGGGAACAAGCGTATTGCCGATACCAAGGGCAAGAACCACAAAGCAGCAGTCGGATCAAAGATCGATTGGCTCTGTTGGTCCTTCGCTTCTTGTTTCCATGGGTGGGTCGGCAAACAGCCTGACTGGATTTGACCTGAATACGCAGCCAATCGTCTTCTTCTCTAGCGGTGCGGTTGGAGCCACTTTCAACAACATAGGTTCAGCAAGAATTCGTGGACTGTTTCCTAGCGGTGCCAACTATTCGGCATATCTGTATGACATTTCGATGACAGGTTCCTTCACTCTTGCAAATGCCACACGCATATTTGTGGCAGCAAACGCTGTTCAAGGAGGCGCAACCGCACAACAAGCCTTCAACATAGTCTGGAACGGAGCAACAGGAACCCTGCTGAACCCAAATGACTCGGGATTGCTTTTTGAACTTCCGAAAGGACAGAGAGTCAAGTCGGTCGAAGGCGTAAATTACGCAACCACCAACTTTGTTCGTGTTGCTGTCGGTGCAAATGGAAGCATTTCTCCAATAATCACGGGAAACAGCCTCAAGACGATTGCCTTGTTTTCTGGATCTCCACAATCAAACATAACGACTCCTTCGGTAGACCTCTTTGTCCTGTCAACGACAGGTGCGCCAGTAGGATTCACCGCTGCTGTTCCGCTTTCAACGCAACTTGTGATCACGGCAAATGCACCCCTGAATCAGAATGTCTATGTGTTCTACACAACAGACATGGGAGGAAGTACAAATTACATCAAGCGAACCAAGAATTTGGTGAACGAGACAATTTCGGGAATAACATTTGCGGCACAAACCGATCCCCAAACAGGAAGAAACTTCCTTTACATCGGCAAGGGTGCAACTGCGTACACCGATGTGGTCTCCGTGTCTTCGATTACGGGAACATTGAATGGAACTTCATCAAGCCAATTGCTGAATTACTTCACATTCGACAACGGTCAACGCGATGATTATTACGATTGGTCAAGATTGGTGTTTAACAGCAACGCAGTTCCATCTGCAACTAATCCAGGCGGCGGTTTGTTCGGCATCACGGGTTCCTATGATATGACCGTCACGCGATTCTCGCATCTTGGAGCAGATGGTCCTTTCACCGTTGATTCCTATTCCTCTATTGACTACAAGGACATTCCCGTCTACATCAGCCCGACTACAGGACGAGCCTACAGGCTTTCCGATGTGCTTGATTTCCGTTCCGTGAAGACACCAAATGGAAGCCTGACGGGTCATGTCATTCCAATGCCGGTTGGCGCGGCAAATGACAACAAGTTCACCTACATCCACTATCTGCCGAGAACCGACAAGATCGTCCTTGGAAGGGACAGGAACTTCAAGTTGCTGCAAGGAATTCCCTCGTTGGAAGCATTGCCGCCGACAGACGATCCCGATGCAATGACCCTTTACAATGTGACGCTGAACGGATTCACGACAACGAAGGACGATGTTCAGATCAAGCGGATCGAAAACAAGAGATACACGATGCAGGACATCGCACAGATTGAGGATCGTCTTGATGCTGTTGAGTATTTCACCAATCTGTCTTTGCTTGAGCAGCAAGCCAAGAACTCACCGATACTCGATTCCGCAGGATTGGAAATTCCAAAGAAGGGAATCCTTGTCGATGGCTTCAGGGGTCACTCCGTGAGCGATGTGCAGGATTCAATGTATTCTGCTTCAATTGACTTTGAAAACGGCGAGATGAGACCCGCTTTCAGGAACAGGGTATACAGATTGAACAATGCTTCCGATCCCGTGAACATCACGGGTTCAAGTGACGGCATCTATACCCTGTCATACACCACAAGTCCCCTGATCAATCAACCGCTTGCAACCACATCGCTGAACATAAACCCATCGGGAGTCTTCAATTACCTTGGATTCATCCGTTCCACTCCAAGCAGCGACTTCTGGTATGACGATGTTTCCGCGCCCGTGGTTAGAATCAACACGGAAGGCGAGAACGATGCATGGGCATTTGCTCCTGCATCGGGAACCGGTCCTGGTCAGGGAAGAGGATTCGGGACGCAATGGAATGACTGGGAATCCAATTGGTCCGGAATTTCAAGGACAAACAGTTCGATTCCCGACAACTTGGATTCAAGCAGAAGCGTGTTCGTCAACGCAGCAGGCTCTCGTCTGCAACCACCTTCAAGCATCAATTCCATACTGCCAAACTCAATCGTCAACAACATTGGCGACCTGCAAGTGAGAAACGACATTCTTCCATATGCAAGAAGCATCAATGTGCGCTTGGATGCAAAGAACCTCAAGCCCAACACGAGACTTTACCTCTTTGTGGACGGGATATTGGATAATGCAACAAATGTGACAAGCGATGCCAGCGGTTCCGTCACGAACTTGAATTTCAGCATTCCTTCTGCTAGTTTTTCCACAGGCAGAAAGAGCATTCGCCTGACAGACAGCCCAACCAATGACTTGTTGACCACAACGACTGCCGCAGATTGCGTCCTGCCGATTCAGGGAACATGGGGCAACTACAAGGATGGCATCGTTTCGACAAGAACGGTTCAGACAAGAAGGGAAAGCGTCCGTTCGGAGAAGATAGTCACGAACATCTTCGGAAAGAATGTACAGAGATCGGGATTCACCAAACTTCTTGGATATACCGATCCGCTTTCGCAGAGTTTCTATGTCGATCCTTCGACCTATCCTTCGGGAGTCTATGCGAAGAAAATCACCCTGTATTTCAAGAGCAAGGATTCAAACGGAAACTCTCCGTTGACATTGGTTCTCAAGCCCGTGGTCAATGGATATCCGCATCCATCGAAGTTCTTGCCGCTTTCCGATGTGACCGTTGCATCAAGTGCAGTCACCACAAGCGCGGAAGCATCGGTCGGTGTTGATTTTGAGTTCACAAGCCCCGTGTTCCTCAATCCTGGCGAATATGCCTTCTCCTTGCTGACACCGAGCAACAACTTTGAGATATACAGTTCTCAAATTGGCTCGAATGTCATCAAGAAGACCACGAATGAAAGCACCGTCAGAGCCACAAAGCAGCCATATGCAAGAAGCCTGTACAAGAATCAGACTTCATCTGGCGTGCAGAAGACCGATGTGGAGGACATCAAGTTCCTTCTCCACATATGTGAATTCACGCAGTCCACGCCAACCAGCATTGTCTTGAGCAACGCCGGTTCTGCATACTATGGAGCATCATTGAACGCCGATGCCGTAAGATTCAATGTTCCTGTCATAGTTCCACCCGAAACAACGATGACAGTAACGGAAAGCGTGCTTGTCGGTGAAGGAATAAGCATCAACAAGACAATAACTCTGCCAAGCAGCAAGGCAATTCAAAATGCAAATACGAAATTCACGGATCTAACGATAAGAATGGAAACATCCGACAAGTATGTCTCTCCGCTCTTTGACACGGATCGTGCAAATGTCTACTGCATAGAAAACAGGATAAACAATCCTACTATACCCTTCACGGGAGAGACAGGACCAAGCAATCTTGGGGTGGCGGAAGCAAATCGCCACAATGCCCGATACATCACCAAGAGAGTGGTTCTTGAGCCTGGCATGGAAGCAAACAACATTCGCGTTGAAATGCTGGCAAGCGAACCCGCAGAGACAGATTTCAGGGTTTATGCAAGGATGTCTCCCGAAAATGGCACGGGATTGCCGTTTGAACTTCGTCAGTATGTCGAAATGACACCTGCAATGTCCTATCCAAACACGGCGGTCGGTGAATACCAGGAAATGGCGTACAGCCTGACGGGTCAATCCGACTTCAGGGTGTTTGCGGTGAAGATCGTGATGAAGTCAACCAACGGGGCAATCGTTCCCAAGTTCAAGAATTTGAGGATAACTGCGGCATGAGAAGGTACAGAGTAAAGGGCGAGAGTGGCTTGGTCAGGGATTCTGCTTCCCGTGCCTTGCTGTTCACGAACAAACAGGAGACCGAGACCTATCGCAAGTTGAAAGCCGAAAAAGACGATCAAAACACGCAGATAAATATGCTGAAGCAGGAAATTCAACAATTGAAGCAGATGATCGAACAAATCATTGAGCGGCAGGAGAAGCCATAATGTCCATCACCGGCAACATCATAGATGTTCAGAAGATACAACTGACCGACACCTTTCAGACTTGGTTTGCAAAGACCAACGAGATTGTCGATGCATTGAATCCCGTGAACATCTATGACCTTGACGGCGGAAGCGGCACATATGTCACCTATGGATTGAGCGGAACGGACTACAACGGCGTGAAGTCCGTGAATGTGAATGCAGGATACGGAGTTGCCGTGGGCAGCGGTACCGGAAAGCCGTGGACAGGAGTCGTTGGTCTTGACTATTCGGGTATCAGCGGTGATGCGTATACTCTCACGGGAAATCCGGATTACACAATCACAGGCGGCTCTCCAAGAACATCAGAAGTAAATGTAAATGATTGGCTTGTTGTTCAGGATGTGAGCGATTCCACGCAAAATGCAGATGGAACAACCAAGAGAGTACAAGCAAAGTATATGCTTCCAAGAGAAGTGTATCAACCGAATTTAGATTTTTATGGTGATTTGAATGTAAAGGGTAAGTTCTATGCGGGTGGTGCAAACAGCACCGCAGTAGGAAGCCTGTCAATCAATTCGCAGTATGTTTACCTTGCTACCACAGGGTCGGCCACGGCAGGAGCATATGATACAGAGGCTTCATTATTGGAGGGAGGCGTAGTCCTTGCAATGACGGGAGCAGGCAATGTAAACAAGCAGTTCCTGTGGAAATACAATACGGCAAGCGATAAATCCTATTGGACCTTCAACACTCGATTCGGTGCAAATGAACCGAATATTCCTCTTGTTGCCTCCAAGTTCATATCTCGGGACTTTGTGGCAGGAACAACCGCAAATACCTTCATATTTGAAGCCGCCGGTTCCACTTCGACTCGCTTGTGGCTCACGGAAAGCGGTTCAAATCCATACTTTGGCATCGTCAAGGACTCGGCTTCAAGCAATGTCAACCTGAATGTCTATAACGGTGCGGGAATCACATCCGTTGCCTACATCAGAGCGGGGGCAACTTCGCAGTATGCAGGAGTGACCGCAAACGCATTCATACAGTTTGCCAATGTTGACATGGTTGATGGCGCACACGCGGTCACGGGTGCAAGTGCATGGACGATTCCCGTGAGCGATGGATTGGGAGAACTTCGTCCTGACCGCCACAACGCAGGGCAAATCAAGCGAAGATTCACGCAGGCAAACCACGGTCTCACGACAGGCGAAGCCGTTACGGTCGTTCCTAGCACAAATGGAAACGCGGCGTTGCGCGGCACCCTGACGGGCGCACAGGCAAACAACCCCCTCACGGAGGCAATCGGCATCGTTGACAGGGTAATCAGCGCAAACGAGGTTTCCGTGACCATGAAAGGATACATGGAACTTTCGGCAAACAGGCTGAAGGGAATAGGAACTCCCGCAACCGGTGCATACTATGTCTTGGACTGGAATGTCCAGGGTGGGTTGACCACGAACACCAATACTCCATCGGGTTATGTCTACCAACCCCTGTTCCTTGCATTGGGCGGTAGTGCAGGAATCGTGTACGGAAACGAGGGAGAGCAGATATTCCCCAACGCCACCGATGAGGTGTACATGAGGGGAATGATCCCAATCGGCATGATTCAGCCATATGCAGGTGCATTGGCAGGATTGACCATGGGACTTTTGGGCGGATCCATTCCCGTCAGCGACATACAGTACAACGAAAATTACCTGCCTTGCGATGGTCGTGCCGTGTCTGCCACGGGCGCATCGGGATTTGTCGATCTCTACAACCTGATCGGCGTTTCCTATCCAATGCGCGGAACCGTTGAGAGTAGTGATGGAGATCCGAGAATTGTAATTCGAATGGACAGAGGCACATCGAACCTTTCTGCCCTTTCATTTGGTTCTGGCGTTGTTCGTGCAATAAGAAGAAGCGGACCGAACTCCGTGCATCAGGAATACTCCGCGACATATTCCTCGCTGACAGCAGATGCAAATACGATCACGATATCCGGCAGCGGAATAGCCACGCAGAACACGCAGTTGGGACCAGGCATAATCGTGGACTTGCTGACACCCAAGGATGGGCAGTTCTTCCTCCTTCCTGACATGAGAGGAAAGGCTCCGTTCGGTGAGTACGGACCTCTCGGGGCAAGAGGAGAGGAATTCAACCTCGGGGGAACCGGCGGAACTTCATGGGCAGGAGCCACGGGAGCGACCGCAGTCGGTTACGGCGGATTGGTCACGAACTTCGTCATTCGCGCCCGCAGGGAAGCAGATGCCCTGATCCTCACGGGTCACAACCACGACTCGCGTTATTTCCGCAAGGATGTCAATGACACGGCTGATGCGGGAACCACCCTGAACTTGCAGAACCTGAATGTGGCAGGAACCATCGTTGTCAACAGCAACGGAACATTCAACAATCCTGTCACCATCAACAACAGGCTGACCGTAACTGGTGCGGCTACATTCACCAATGGCATCAATGTGACCAATGTGGGAATCACGGGAACCCTGTTGACGGCAGCACAGCCAAATGTGACCTCTGTTGGCGTACTTACGGCACCGGCACTCAATGTCACGGGTGCATTGGCCGTTACCGGTGCCTCAAGATTCGTTGGAAACTCGACATTTGCAAACGGCATCGATGTCACCAACGGAATCACGGGAACCCTGTTGACGGCAGCACAGCCCAATGTGACCTCTGTCGGAACCTTGTCTTCACTTGCCGTTAATGGCGCAGCCACAGTTTCTGGCGTAGGCACTTTTGGCAGTTCCATTCAAGGGGCTTCCATTTCGGTGACAGGATCCGCTGTTCTGAAGGGAGCAGTCGGAATGGAAGCCGGATTGACGGTAACAGGCGCATCAAGATTCAACAGTATCGTCAGGGCGACCAATGCACTTCATGTGACAGGTGGCTTGGTTGTCACAGGTTCATCAAGATTCAACAATAATGTTGTCGTTGCGGGGGCGAAGGTGACAAGCAACAGCACGGTCGCTGGCGATGTTGCGTCCACTTGCACCACGAAAGACTATGTTGACAATAGAGATGGTGTTGTTGCGGTAACCGTGCTTTCTGGCGTAAAAATCCCCGGATCAACAAATATAGCGACTGATCAATTTTCAATGACCGCTCAACTCAAAATATTAACCTTTACGGGAACATTGACCAAGAAATTCACCAACACAAAACTACTGTTTTTGCTTGATCCCATGAGACTTGTACTTGATGCAGAATTTACCAATAATTTCAAGATATACGCGGGAATGATACACGCTCATACTACCGGCAATGGAACAGCATTTGGTACGCTAACCTCACCCACAGGAAAACCCTCCACCAATCTTGGCATTTCAGACCAAGATACACAATTGTTGTTTAGTAATGTTGAAATCAATGCAGGCAATCCAATCGACTTTAACTCCTTGGATGCAGTCGCTAATGTACCAGCAGGAAGTTATAGCAACCTTGCTGTTCGCGTATATGGTCATGCTATAGATTACACGGACGCGAATATACAGCAAATCTCACTCATACACAACCTGATCTCCGCCGTCGCGTCGCCGCCCAGCACCTTGCAACCAAATACACGACTGATAGTAATGGAAATCAACTAAAGAAAAAATCACATGGCAGCAACCATCAATTACGACATGGATCAAGGATCAAACTTTGAATTCACCATTCGTGCAAACGACACGAACGGAAATGCCATCAACATATCGTCAGGATACACCGCAAGCGCACAGATGCGAAAGCACTACAGTTCCTCCAATCCGGTGAATTTTGCAACCGCAATAACGGGAGGAACAGGATACATCAGCGTTTCCATGGGTCACACCGCAACGGCGGCAATAAAGCCAGGAACCTATTTCTATGATGTCGAAATACAGTTCAACAATGGCACATCCGTTCAGAGACTTGTTCAGGGAATGATAACAGTCTACCCAGAGGTAACCAAAGTCTGATGGCACCGGACCCAAACATTTCAGGCGTAACAGTAAGCATTCCTGGCACTCCAGGAGTTTCAACCGTCCTTCAGGGTCAGCAAGGCACCCAAGGACCGCAAGGCATACAAGGTCCAACAGGAGCCACGGGTGAAAAAGGAGAGACAGGTCCACCAGGATCTTCTATAGTCAATATTGCATCTGCCAGCGCAACCGGTGTTGCTTCGTTCGGCAACGAGTTCGTTGTCTCCGCTGCGGGTGCGGTCAGCCTCACCGCAAATTATGTGAAATCATTCAATGGCTTGACGGGCGCGGTGGGGTTCGCTGTCCCCGTTGCGTCTGCGACTGCCACCGGCGCGGCATCTTTTGGCAATCAGTTCGTGGTGTCCGCTGCCGGTGCCGTTGGCTTGACGAGCAATTATGTGATTTCCGTCAATGGAAGAACGGGAACCGTTGCTCTTCCTCTTGCCTCTGCAAGTGCAACAGGAATTGCGTCCTTTGGCAATCAGTTCGTGGTGTCTGCCGCAGGAGCGGTCAGTCTCACAAGCAACTATGTGGTTTCCGTAAACGGCTCAACGGGAGCCGTGACTTCAATTGCGACAACGGGTTCCAACACATTCATGGGTCTTCAGACCATGAGTGCGGGACTTACGACAACTCATCTTCATGTCTCAAACGGTGCCACATTTGCAGGAAGCATATCCGCAACAACCGTGTCGGGAACCCTGAATACCGCTTCACAGCCAAACATCACCGCAGTAGGAACACTTACGAGGCTTGATGTCGGTTCTGGTGGCATCAGTTCCGCAGGTGGAATCACGGGAACCCTGAATACCGCAGCACAGCCCAATATCACCTCTGTCGGAACCCTGACCTCATTGGCTTCATCGGGTCTTGGAACATTCAGCGGCGGATTGACTTCAACTCATCTTCATGTCTCAAACGGTGCCACATTTGCCGGTACTGTATCCGCCACGCTGTCAACTGCTTCACAGCCAAACATCACCGCAGTAGGAACACTTACGAGGCTTGATGTCGGTGCTGGTGGCATCAGTTCCGCCGGTGGGATCACGGGAACCCTTTTCACCGCTGCACAGCCAAACATCACCGCAGTAGGAACACTTGCGAGGCTTGATGTCGGTACTGGTGGAATAGTTTCATCAGGTGGAATAACGGGAACACTCAATACGGCAGCACAGCCAAACATTACTTCTGTTGGTGTACTTACGGCACTCAATGTCACGGGTTCCATGAATGTCACCGGAAACGCAACATTCAAAAACGGCATCAATGTCACCAACGGAATCACGGGAACCCTGAATACCGCAGCACAGCCCAATGTGACCTCTGTTGGCGTACTTACGGCACTCAATGTCACGGCAGGACTCAATGTCACGGGTGGCATCACGGGAACACTTCTCACCGCTTCACAGCCAAACATCACCGCAGTAGGAACACTTGCAAGGCTTGATGTCGGTACTGGTGGCATCAGTTCCGCCGGTGGCATCACTACCGCAAGCAATCTGTATGTTTCAAGCGGGGCAACGATCCTATCGGGATTGACACTCACCGGAGGTGTTTATGCACATGGTACTGTTGGAATAACAGGAAACATGAATGTTGCAGGAACATTGTCTTTGACTGGAGAAATTCTCGTAAGAGGAATCAGATTTGGCAGAGGCAACTTCCCCACGAACGCAACAGGACCGGAAAACAACATTGCAATAGGAACGAATGCCCTGAATGCCGTTGTTCCCCATTTTCCAAATAGTGGCGTTCAAAATCTTGCGGTGGGCAATTCCGCTCTGCTGAATACCACCTCGGGTATTTACAATGTTGCCATAGGAAATTCAACTCTGCAAGAAAATACATCTGGTGGCTACAACATGGCACTCGGTGCAAACACATTGCTGTCAAACACGACAGGTCTTGGGAATGTGGCAATGGGCTTTCAGGCATTGAACAGAAACACCATTGGAAATGAAAATGTCGCGGTTGGTGCTGGAGCCTTGTACAACAGCGACACGGGATCAAACAACACGGCAATAGGAAACCTTGCACTCAACAGAAACCTGGCTGGTCAGAACAATGTCGGAATCGGATTCAGGGCAGGATTCGGCTCATCTCTTCCACCAAGTGCCGGTGGAAATGCAGGGCAAGATTCAAATGCAAATCCCCTTGGATTGTCAGGTGCAAACAACTCAATTTACATCGGCTTTGAATCCACGGGACTTACCTACAGTTCAACAAACGAAATCGTAATAGGCTCACAGGCAGTCGGTGCGGGAACGAATACCGTAACCATAGGCAATACATCGATAACAAGGACATTCATCAGGGGAATTGTCCATGCAAATGCCGGAATACAGGCAACTGGCGCGACAGTCACAAGCGGCATTCGCGTATTTGATGGTGCCTTCGTGCAATCTGGAGGATTGAGCGTCACCGGCGGTGCAACCGTAACAGGCGGCATGAGCGTGTTTGGCGGTATCACGGGAACCTTGAATACCGCTTCACAGCCAAACATCACCGCAGTAGGAACACTTACGAGGCTTGATGTCGGTTCGGGTGGCATCAGTTCTGCCGGTGGGATAACGGGAACACTTCTCACCGCTGCACAGCCAAACATCACATCTGTCGGAACCCTGACCTCATTGGCTTCATCTGGTCTTGGAACCTTCAGCGGCGGATTGACTTCAAACCATCTCTATGTCTCCAATGGCGTGACATTTGCAAATGGTCTTGTTGTTTCTTCAGGAACGATATCGGGAACATTGTCAACCGCTTCGCAGACAAGCATCACCGCTGTTGGTACGCTTGCAAGACTTGATGTGGGTGCTGGTGGTATCAGTTCCGCCGGTGGTATCACAGGAACACTTCTTACTGCCTCACAGCCAAACATCACCGCAGTAGGAACACTTGCGAGGCTTGATGTCGGTTCGGGTGGCATCAGTTCCGCAGGTGGAATCACGGGAACACTTCTTACTGCCTCACAGCCCAATATCACCGCAGTAGGAACCCTGACCTCATTGTCCTCTTCGGGTCTTGGAACATTCAGCGGCGGATTGACTTCAAACCATCTCTATGTCTCCAATGGTGCAACATTTGCAAATGGTCTTGTTGTTTCTTCAGGAACAATATCGGGAACATTGTCAACCGCTTCACAGACAAGCATCACCGCTGTTGGTACGCTTGCAAGACTTGATGTCGGTGCTGGTGGCATCAGTTCTGCCGGTGGGATAACGGGAACACTTCTTACCGCAGCACAGCCCAATATCACCTCTATCGGAACCCTGACCTCATTGACAACATCGGGTCTTGGAACATTCAATGGTGGATTGACTTCAAACCATCTCTATGTCTCCAACGGTGCCACATTTGCGGGTGCTGTCAGAATTCAAGGAATCACGGGAGGGTTGAGCGTCACGGGAAGTGCCACAATCACAGGAGGAGCAAGCATATTTGGTGGTTTGAATGTGGCATCAGGAACAATTTCAGGAACCCTGTCAACCGCTGCACAGTCAAACATCACATCCCTTGGAGTGTTGAGCAGTCTTTCTGTTGCAAATGGATCAAACTTGACAGGCGGTGCATCGATAACGGGCGGAATTTATGTGCATGGTGGTGCGGCAATAACGGGAGGAATAGCGGGAACCCTATCGACCGCTGCACAACCAAACATCACCTCTGTCGGAACCCTGACCTCATTGGCTTCATCGGGTCTTGGAACCTTCAGCGGCGGATTGACTTCAAATCATCTTCATGTCTCCAACGGTGCGACATTCGCGGGTACGATCTCTGCAACCACAATTCAGGGAGTTACTGGCAATTTTACCACAAGCCTGAACTTGAGCAACATCAATGTCTCCACCGCAGCAAGGAGTTGGTTCCTGTGAGAAGGGGTTCGCGGAGAAACAACGGTTTCGTTGGGTTAAACCTGAAGCAGAACATGAGTCAGGGAGCGGTCACTCCAAACAAGGACATTCAGAAGTCAGAATCGACATGGAATGCATGGATTCGTCCGTCCAACTGGCTTTCCATGCCCGACATGACCGCAGGAGACCAAAGAATTGCATTGATTGCGGCAGTTGCCGGACCCACAGGAGCGACCATAGGAGCATCAAGCCTGTTTGCCTTGAGCGTTTCGGGATGCACTTACACGGTTGATTGGGGAAATGGGTTCACGCAGTCGTATCCTTCGAATACCGTTGCATCCTACGGACTTTACTACGATGAACTGCCCGCATCGACCACGGTCAAACCCGATTTTGCGTTTCAGTTGACGGGATTCAACTTTGAGGAATTCAACGGATATCGACAGGCTTTGGTTCAGGTGTATCCCACGGTTGCAGGAACCACATTTGCCGGATTTCACTTGAGACCCACGCAAGTAAATGCAGGGCAAAATGCGAGATTTCCCAACCTTGCATACAGAACAGCGGAAATAGCACCTGACTGGATATCCTGCAAGTTTGCAAGCCCAACCGTGACAAGTGCCATATTCAACTCAAGCGGCACATTGAAGGATGTCGAGATAGTCGGTTCAACGGGAATAACGAACGCAAATTCAATGTTTTCAACTTGTTCTCAACTCAAGAAGGTATCGGGGACGGAGTGGTGCAAAAATGCATTGTCTTTTCGGGAGACATTTCAGTCTTGCCGTAACCTGACGAATGTTCCACTTCTTGATACTTCATCCGCAACGAACATGAACTCTATGTTTAACAGTTGCTCATCATTGAGGACTGTTCCACAGTTTGACATGAGTGGTGTAACAACCACAGGCGGCATGTTCAGCGGCTGCTCTCAATTGACCGATTTGCCTCTGTTCAATACGCAATCCGTGCAAAATGCCAATGTAATGTTTAACAGTTGCCGTTCCTTGAAGACTATTCCAAAATTCAACACAAAAAACATGACAAACACGGGCAGCATGTTTGGTGGTTGTCTTTCGCTGCAATCTGTTCCCGACCTTGATTATTCATCTGTGTTCGCTCCCCAAGGCATGTTTCAGTCATGTACTTCATTGGAAGAAGTGAATGTGTCTTCAATGACGATAGCAATATCCGCTTCCTACATGTTTAATGGTTGCCATAAACTGAAAAAGGTGATTTTGCCAAGCAACAACACATTTAGAGACACACAATCAATGTTTTTAAATTGCCGTTCATTGCAATCAGTATCAATGAATATGCCTAATTGTTCCTCGGTGTGGGGCATGTTTCAAAATTGTCATTCATTGACTGATGTCAACCTAACCAACCTTGGTGCTGTTCTCATAATGTCCAACATTTTTGACGGCTGCACCAACATTCAGAGAATAAGACTGAATGGCTTTGTCCAAGGACCACTTAATCTTGGTGGCGCGGTAGCAGGTGCATTCAATCATTTCACCAGATCCCTGTCTCCAGATGCACTCAATGAGTTGTATGAAAGCCTTGGAACGGTTTCTCCTTCTAAAACCCTGACAGTAACGGGAAATTGGGGATACGGTGCATCGAATCGAAGCATAGCAACCGCAAAAGGATGGAATATCGTATGAAGACACGCGGCACAAGGTCAAGCAACGGCTTCATCGGTCTGAATGCAGACAGGGCGACGAGCCTTGAAAGCGGGATACTCACCGTAAACAATGCCTTTGACGGCACGGCTGCATGGATTCGCCCGTCCAACTGGCTTTCCATGCCCGACATGACCGCAGGAGACCAAAGGATAGCGTTGCTTTGTGCCGTATATCCATCGGGAAGAACAGGCAATGCATTGGGGGCAACGGCAGCAGGAACGCTGATTGTGGTCAATTCCCCCGATAATTACATCGTTGAATGGGGAAATGGATTGTCGGCTGATACAAGAGGAGGTTCAAGAGGATTGCTTGTCAAGTATGACGATCTACCGGCATCGACCACAGTCACGGGTCAAATGCTTGCTGTCAACTCAGGAGCATCAATACCGGCAGGATATCGCCAAGTCCTTGTTCAGATTTATCCAAATGGGATTTATCCAAATGGTGGAGCAGGGGGAACGGCATTTACTTCCGTGAATGTCGGCATAATTTCTGCTAATTTGGCATCTACAGCCATACAGCCCTCTCCAGGTTATGCCATCAACACGCAGGCAAGACCAAAATGGTTGAGCATAAAAGGCGCATCCAGCACATTGACATCGCTGACAATCGGTGGAGGAGCGGGAGGCACAAGTGCTTGCCCTTTCTTGCACGAATTTGAATGGATTGGTCCGACCAGCCTGACCAATTGCAGCAATCTTTTCAATGGCTCGACAAACCTGTCATCCGTGAAGGGAACCGAATGGTGCAGAAATGCACAGAACTTTGATTCTGCATTTGCAAACTGCACATCATTGAAGGAACTTCCCTTGCTGAATACGAGCAGCGCAACCAACATGAGAAACATGTTCAACTCATGTACTTCGCTTGAAACCGTGGCACATTTCGATACGAGCAATGTGACCAATTTTGCGGGAATGTTTTCCGATTGCTGGATCTTGAAAACCATCCCTGCCTTCAGTACAAGCAATGCCTTGAACATGGATTCAATGTTCAACAACTGCTTCAAGTTGGTGCAAATACCCGAAATCAATACCAGCAATGTCAAATCATTCAACAGCACATTTAACAATACCCTTTGTCTGCAATATGTTCCGCCGCTCAATACGCAGAGCGGATTGACATTCAACAGCATGTTTGCATCTTCATCCATAGAAAAACTGTATCCAATCAACCTTAGTTCGGCAAAAATTGTTGCTAACATGTTTGTATCTTCAAACATTGCAAATGCATATCTTTACAACTATCATTTGAGTACTGCGGGTCCTGTCAAAGATTCCTTAGGCATATTTGGAAGTTGCTACAACTTGAACGCAGTTCGATTCAAATATGCATCTGATCTTACATTAGGTGATACTGTTTTCAACAGTCCCATAAGAGAGATAATCACAGATGGAGCAAACATAAGCAGCAGTTATAAAGTAGTTTATGGAACGGGTTATCTACGCAGAATGGTGTTGAAAAACTTGTCATCGAATTTCAGGGGAAACATATCTTCAGCATCCGTGTCAGCAACCGGACAATGCCTGTCACCCGAGGCATTGAATGAAATGTATCGAAATCTATCAACTGTGGGTGCTTCTGGTTCTGGCGCAAGAAATGCATACAACCTATTGGGGCATTGGGGATACGGCGAATCATTGACTGGAATCGCAACATCCAAGGGCTGGAATGTGAATACAATCATCAACTAAATATCGTAGAGCAAAGGATCAACAATGCCAGAGACATACAAGAGTTTTGGAACTATCTTGAGTACCACAGGACCGACTACCCTGTATACATCAGGTGCAGGCGTAACCGCATCATTGGTGAATTCCGTGAATTTCAGCAACGCAAGCGCAACGGCGGCAGCAACCGTGACCTTGGAGATGGTCAAGGGGGCAACCGGATTCTCCCTGATAACGGGGATCGCAATACCCACCGCTACCACATTTCAGGCATTGGATGCTCCCATCGTTCTTGAAAACGGAAACTCCTTGCGGGCAACGGCAGGCACATCGGGGTACATCCATGTAATCACATCCTTGATGGAAATATCCTGATTCTTTGCTGTCGTTGCCTTCAGCGATGCTAAATACATTCTGACTTTGGTCATCAATATGGAGATACAAGATGCAGACTACGATTGAACAGCCGGTCAATGCCGTAATTTCGGGGACACCCACAAACACAAGCAAGAACACCAAGACGATCACCCTGTGCATGATCGTGAAGGACGAGGCTAGGGTCATCGAAAGATGCCTTGCTTCCGTGCTTCCCATCATCGACAATTGGGTCATTGTTGACACGGGTTCGACCGATGGAACGCAGGACAAGATTCGCAAGTTCTTTGAGAATGTCGGCATTCCTGGCAAACTATACGAGCGTCCTTGGAAGGACTTCGGTCACAACCGCAGCGAGGCACTTGAACTTGCTCGTGCTGAAGGCGACTATTCCTACATGATCGATGCGGACGAGGTTCTTGTCTTTGAACCAGGCTTCGATCCCGATGCATTCAAGGCAAGCCTGAACGCCGACCTGTACAACATCTTCGCGCAGTACGGTGGCACAAAGTACCATCGTCCGCAGATGACAAGCAACAAGAAGAAGTTCTACTATCGCGGCATCCTCCATGAGTATGTCGATTGCCATGACGAGATTCAGACACGCGACTTTGCCCGTGGATTCATGAACACTCCGATCCAGGATGGCAATCGCTCAAGCCAGACCGGCAAGTATGAGCGTGATGCGGAGCGTTTCGAGGAAGCCCTGAAGGGTGAAGTCGATCCAAAGGACTTCAATCGCTACCATTTCTACCTTGCACAGTCCTACCGCGACTCGCAGCAATGGGAGAAGTCCCTTGCTGCATACATGAAGCGTGCCGAACTCGGTGGATGGAACGAGGAAGTGTTCTATTCGCTGTATCAGGCAGGTCGCATCATGGAAATCCTCAACAAGAACATCGATGAGATCATCAAGGTGTACTTCAATGCTTATCAGGCTGCTCCTTATCGCGCAGAGAGCCTGTGGGCTGCTGCCCGTCTTTGCCGACTGAACATCCGTTTTGATCAGGCATACACATTTGCCAAGCAGGGTATCAAGTGCCGTTGCCCCGAAGGTGCGCTCTTCATCGCGGCTCCCGTGTACGAGTGGATGTTGCTTGACGAGTTTGCGATTGCCGCTTATTGGGCAGGGCATTTCAAGGAATCCCGACAGGCATCTGTTGCCTTGTTGCAGCAGAATCGGTTCCCGCCCGACCAGAAGGAGCGGATTGAGGCAAACCTGAAGTTTGCAACGGAAGAACTGATGAACAACTAAAGGAGGCATCTTGCCTTCACCTCATCCAAGCGTTTTTCTGCCAAGGGACGGTGGTTCGGACTCCATACGAACCACCGTTTCCATTGGTTTTTCAGCGGACTTTCCCGAAGGAACTGTCGTTTGCTCATGCTCCGATGGGAAAATCCGTCCTTGCTCATCAAGCCATCCAAACGATCCGATGTTGGGAATCGTTGAAAGGTTGCATCCTCCGATGAAAACCGAGGCGGATGTCGTTCTTTCTGGCTTGGTGCGAATCGAATGGATAGAACACGGAAAGACATACCATCTTGCAGGTGACGGTACGCTCTCAACGGAAGGTTCCAATCCCGTATTGCAGGGAATCAAGGCAGGAGAGGGAATGTTCACTCGTCCACAGGAGAACAAGCACGAAATGCCGACAGGTACGCTTCTTCCCTTTGCGGGAAAATCAATTCCACGGGGCTGGCTTTCTTGCGATGGTTCCTTCATAGATCAAAAGAATTACCCAAGACTCCATTCGTTGCTCTTGGAGGATGTCAAGAGCGTCAAGGCGCAGATAGTCAGCGCATCCTCTTCGCTCATGGTTTTGTCATACAGAGGAACAATGATGGCAGGAACCTTGCTGTCAATCGAAACCTTGGGATGGCGCGGCACGGGAATAGTTGTCTCCTGCCACGAAGGTCTGTTGACCATTGCAGCATCGGATGAACTTCCCAAGGTCAGTCAAGTTGCAGGAGGAGTCTGTATGCTTTCCTCATTGGATTTGTCCATGATCCCTCTCCCTCTGAAGAATGAGGACGGGATGACATGGATTGTTAAAACTTGATTCCGATTGAGTGATGGTTAAAAAAGTCTAAATAGCATCGGAGGATTCCGATGGCGACAATCAATACACGGCAGAAACTGGTGGACTATTGCCTGCGGCAGTTGGGCGCACCTGTCGTAGAAATAAATGTCGATGATGATCAAGTGGATGATCGCGTTGATGATGCCCTTCGCTACATGTCGGAATACCATTTTGATGGAGTCGAACGGGTATACCTCAAGTATCAACTGACTCAAGCGGACATCGACAGGAAATACCTCCTTCTTGAGGCAGACAACTCCGCAAGCATGAGTTATGGTGATCGCTACCAGACCATAAACGAGGCTGGCTTGACAGGTGGAACTCCCGCACACCTTGCGGGGGGCGTTGTTCCAATCGACAACCTCATCACAAGCGTCACCAAGATATTTCATATTTCGCAGCAGACAATCGACATGTTCGATGTCCGTTATCAATATGCCCTGAATGACCTCTACACCTTCGGAACGATTGACCTCGTTCAGTATGACCTGACGCAGCAATACCTTTCGTTGCTTCGGCAGTTTCTGTCGCCAGACAAGCAGGTCGAATTCAGTAGGGTAACGAACCGCCTTGAGATACACATGGATTGGCAAATCGTCAAGCCTGGCGCATACCTCATCATCGAATGCTACCGCATACTTGATCCTCGCGTCCATCCCGAGATATACGAGGATCGAATGCTGAAGAAGTACCTTACCGCCCTGATCAAGCGGCAATGGGGAACCAACATGAGCAAGTACAGCGGCATCAAGATGCCAGGCGATGTCACTCTTCGTGGTGTTGACATCGCCACGGAAGCACAGAAGGAAATAGACGAAATCGAGAAGGAGATCATCACGAAGTACGAACTCCCCGTAGATTTCATGATGGGATGACATGGCAGTAAACCCATACTTCAACAAGTTCAAGAATCTTCCCGAGCAGAATCTCGTTGAGGATTTGACCATCGAAGCCATCAAGATTCATGGCATGGAGATGTACTACATCCCGAGAACGATGGTTCACAAGGACGATTTCTTCGGAGAGGCACCGTATTCAAGATTCAATTCTTTCAGAATGATAGAGATGTACATGGACACCACCACCGCATTTGAAGGTGGTGACCAATTCACCAAGTTCGGCTTTGAAGTGAGAGATAGCGTGAAGTTCACGGTTTCCCGAAAGCGGTTCAAGCGGGAGACAGGAATGGCTAGACCCATGGAAGGGGATCTTCTGTATCTTCCCCTCAACAGGGGATTGTTTGAAATCAAGTTCGTAGAGCATGAGAACCCATTCTATCAATTAGGCAAACTCGTTTCCTACCAAATGACCTGTGAACTCTTCCAATACAGCGAAGAGAAATTGAACACAGGAATTCCGGAAATAGACGCGGTGGAGGAGGTTGCCTTCAAACTTCAACTCATACTAGGAGCAACAGGTGGAACAGGAACTTTTACAAAAGGCGACCTCGTTTATCAGCCTGCGGGTGGGTCGATTACGGGAAACTTTTCGGCGGCGGCTGCAAAAGCAACCGTTTATGCTTGGAACCCGAACGAACCGACAAGCATGGTTTTGGTGGATTCGCTTGGTGGCTGGAGCCTCACGGGAGGATATGTAACCAAGTCCGACAATGCAGCATACTATCGCATCGCTGCAACAGGAAGCAACGAAGCCTTTGGAACATTGGTTGACAACACCAATGATGACATAGAGACAGAGGCAGACAGTTTCCTCAACTTCGATGAGAACCATCCGTTTGGAGAGCCGTAATGTTTGAATACTACTATCACGGCACCATAAGAAAGGCAGTAGTTGCCTTTGCCAACCTTTTCAATGACATTCACATTGCGAGGTACGACTCAAACAAGGTGGAAGTCGAGCGAATAAAGGTTCCCATTGCATATGGTCCGAGGCAAAAATTCATTCGCAGACTTGAGCGGATAGGCACGGATTTCGATAAAGCAGCGGTAAAACTTGAGACATATCTTCCCAGGCTTTCCTTTGAGATGCAGAACATCACATTCGATGCCTCAAGGAAATTGTCAACCATGAATTCCACGGTTGCTGCATTGAACTCCTCGCAAGTCAAGCGAAGATACGAAAGAGTCCCCTACAACATCGATCTCTCGTTGAGCATCATGACCAAGAACACGGAAGATGCCCTTCAGATATTTGAACAAATAATCCCTTACTTTCAGCCCGAATACACAGTATCGCTGAACATGAATGACACCGACATGGATGTAGATGTGCCTGTCGTGTTCAAGAATTCCGTGCTGTCGGAAGGGGATGATGGAAGTTATGGTGACTATGGTACGAGGAAAGTGACGATCATGACGCTTTCCTTCACCATGAAACTCTACCTTTACGGACCGATCAAGACAGTCGGTGTCATTCGCTCCACTCAAGTCAGCCTCACGCCAAAAAGCGGTGCCGAGGGCATCACGGCTGCGTATGGTCCTTCGGGTTCAAACATCAGAATCACCACGCAAGCAGTCACGGGAGCGACAGGATACACGCCAGGAACCACAGGTCAAGTAAGCGTGAACATAATACAATTCTAAAGGATCACCATGGGAAATGTCGATGAGAATTTGTCCGATGCCTTGGGCTTGCCAAAGCCCGAACCAGAACCAAAGCAGGAAATCATCCAAGCAGAAGTCAAGACGGCGAGGATAACAAGAACCGATGCCGAAAGGGACTATACCGAGGTCAGGGACAACCTGAAGCGAATCATAGAGAAGTCCGAGGAAGCGGTCGAAAACCTGCTGGAAGTAGCGGCAGAGAGCCAGGAACCCCGCGCATACGAGGTCGTGGCACAGTTGATATCCTCTGCACTTGAAGCAAACAACAAGTTGATGCACCTTCACAAGCAGATCAAGGACATCAAGCGCGAGGAGCCTGGCAAGACAACAAATGTCACAAACAACAGCATCTTCGTTGGCAACACGGCTGACTTGCAGAAGATGATTCGCAACATGAACACCAAGGTTCTTGAAGAATCAAAGGAAAACGCGAACGGGGACAGCGATGCCGCGCAAGGAAGGTGACAGTTACCTAGGCAATCCCCTCCTGAAGGGACCGAATGTCCAACTGCAATACACGAACGAGCAGTTGGCAGAGTATGTCCGTTGCTCAAAAGACCCAATCTATTTCCTTGAAACCCACATGAAGATCGTGTCCCTTGACCTAGGACCGATTGCCTTCAAGATGTACCCTTTCCAAAAGAAGATCGTCAAGGCGATACACACGAATCGTTTCGTCATTTCGAAGATTCCTCGTCAGAGCGGCAAGTCCACCGTCATGTTGGGCTACATCCTTCACAGCATTCTCTTCACGCCAAACTACAAGGTCGCCATCCTTGCAAACAAGTTGAAGACGGCAAGCGAACTGTTGAGCCGCCTGAAGTTTGCATACGAGAACCTTCCCAAGTGGATGCAGCAGGGCGTGATCGAATGGAACAAGTTGAGTTTCACCCTTGAGAACGGGTCAAAAGTCGTGTCTGCCGCAACAAGCGCATCGGCTGTCCGTGGTGACAGTTTCAACTTCCTGCTCCTTGACGAGTTTGCCCACATCCCCGAGAACATAGCGCAGGAATTCTTTTCGTCCGTATATCCGACCATTTCGTCAGGCAAGACATCGAAAGTGGTCATCGTGTCCACTCCTCGCGGAATGAACATGTTCTACAAACTGTGGAAGGATGCAGAAACCAAGAGAAACGACTACATCCCGATTGAGGCAAGATGGAACGAGATACCTGGTCGTGACGCAAAGTGGAAGGAAATCACCAAAAAGAGCCTTGGAAGCGAACGGCTTTGGTATCAGGAATACGAGTGCGAGTTCCTTGGCTCGGAGGATACCCTCATTCGGGCATCCAAGATCACCTCGCTCTCATACGAATCCCCCATATACCAAAATGACGAAGGGCTGGTTGTCTACAAGGCTCCGATAAAGGGTCACATCTATGCAATGTGCGTGGATACCTCGCGTGGTCAAGGGCAGGATTATCATGCTGCAACCGTGGTTGATGCAACGCAAATGCCCTATCAAGTGGTTGCACGATTCAGAAACAACACCATGCCCGTCATGGTGTTTCCCAACCTTCTTGAAGTTCTTGGCAATCGTTACAACGAGGCATATGCCTTGATAGAACTGAACGACACGGGTCAACAGGTATCGGACATCCTGCGCGAGGAACTTGAATACGAGAACATCATTAACATCACCGTCAAGGGCAAGAAAGGTCAGAAGGCAGGAGAAGGCTTCGGCACGGGACGAGTGCAATACGGCATCAAGATGTCCAATCAGATCAAGAAGACAGGTTGCTTGGTCATCAAGGAGATGATTGAAAACGACAAGATCATCCTCAATGACTTTGATACCATTGCGGAACTCTCCACATTCATCGCCAAGGGTGCTGCATACGAGGCAACGACAGGTTACAACGATGACTTGATCATGACCTTGGTCATGTTTGGCTGGCTCTCAACGCAGCCCTACTTCAAGGATTTGGTCAATACTGACATTCGGCAGAAGATATTCGAGGACAAACTCAAGAAACTTGAAGAAGACTTGGTTCCATTTGGATTTTTACAAATGGGGGTCGATGACGGCATGAGTCAAGACGAGATTGAACTTGGCAGAGAAGAAACACCAAGAGAAGCAAGAATGCGTCATCGCAACCCATGGGGAGATGATCCGACATATGACGGGGCTAACTGGTAGAAATGCTAAATAATGGCGTTCGCAACTTTTGAATAATCATCACAGGAGACCGCCCTTATGGGATTCCAAATCAGTCCTGGCGTAACAATCACAGAACGAGACCTGACCACAATCATTCCTGCGGTGGCTACGACCAATGCCGGTATTGCAGGGTATTTCCAATGGGGTCCAGCAGATCAGCGCGTAATCGTCACCGATGTCGCCAATCTTGCTGCTCTGTACGGAACACCAAACGATGACAACTTCAAGTACTGGTTCAGCGCAGCAAACTTCCTTGGTTACGGCAACAACCTTCAGGTTGTTCGCGTAACTACCGCCGGTGTATCGGCAGGAAATGCAGGTCAAACGGGTTCGCAGGGTTATATTCCCAACAGCGACACCGATCTTCCTTCCTTCAGCACGGCATCTGGAATGTTCTGTGCAAAGTATCCAGGCAATCTTGGAAACAGCCTTGCCATAGAAATTGCCGGTGCAGATGCAGGATCGGCTGCATTCGCAGCATGGACATACGGAACGCAGTTTGACTCTGCACCGAATTCCTCTTATTATGCAGGAACAACTCTTGGAATCTCAGGAGCAAACGATGAATTCCACCTGATTGTCCTTGACCGCTTGGGAAGATTCAGCGGAACCACAAACACGGTTCTTGAGAGATTCCAAGGTCTGTCTCTTGATCCAAATGCAAGATTGCAGGATGGAACAAGCACTTACTTCAAGAGCAAGATCAATTCCGAATCCAAGTATCTTGCGGTCGTTGGTTCCATCAGCACCTTCTCCTCTGCCCCGTTTATTGCAGGAGCAATCACAGGATCTGGTTTTACAAGCGCAACCTATTCCGGTGCAGGAACATGGTCGTTTGATTCTTCATCAACCACGGCAGGAGGAAGATACAAGACTGGTTTCCATTCAGGTGGAACAGGAAGCATCTTCCGTCTTGAACTTCAAGGTGGTACAGGAGAATTTGAATCTTCCGGCAGCCAACTGTTTGCCGATGGCAGAGGATACAGTCTCTTTGCCGATCCTGATCAGTCGGATGTGTCGCTGCTGATCGGTGGACCTGTCGGAGTAACAGCCGTGACAAGCCTCCGTGACATCGTGAATGCAAGAAAGGACTGCGTTGCCTTCGTTTCCCCCGAAATCAACAACGCTACCACGGATGAAGCCACTAAGTTGAGCAATGCCAAGACTTTCAGAAACGCCGTGGGCAACTCTTCCTACACCGTGATCGACACGGGCTACAAGTACCAATACGACTCCTACAATGACACATATCGTTATGTGCCGCTGAATGCTGACATTGCGGGTCTTTGCGCTCGTACAGACTTGTCGAACGATCCTTGGTACTCTCCCGCAGGGTTCAACCGTGGAGTGGTTCGCAACACGATTCGCCTTGCCTACAATCCAAGCAAGACTCACCGTGACGAACTCTATCAGAATGCCATCAATCCTGTCATCACGATGCCAGGAGAGGGAACCTTGCTGTTCGGTGACAAGACCGCACAGACAAAGCCCTCGGCATTTGACCGCATCAATGTTCGCCGCCTCTTCATCGTCCTTGAGAAGGCAATCGCAACTGCTGCCAAGTACAGCCTGTTCGAATTCAACGATGCGTTCACTCGTTCGCAGTTCCGTTCGATGGTCGAGCCATTCCTCCGCGATGTTCAGAATCGCCGTGGTATCACCGACTTCCTCGTCAAGTGCGATGAGTCGAACAATACCGCAGAGGTAATTGACGGCAACCGTTTCGTTGCGGACATTTACATCAAGCCTGCCCGTAGCATCAACTTCATCCAACTGAACTTCATTGCTACCAAGACCGGCGTTTCGTTCACAGAAGTAGGCGGCTAAACACCCCCTAAATAAGGAAAAGGAGACACTAAATGGCATACAGCCAATTCAGCATAGACGCTTTCAGGGCGAACCTTATCAATGGTGGTGCGAGAGACAACCTCTACTTGGTGACAGGTTCGTTTCCAAGCGGAGGCTCCCGTGCCATCAATGCAGCAGCAGGAGTGGCAGGAGCAATCTTTGGAACTGCCGCAGCAGGAGCAATCAGTTCTGTCGGTGGCCTTTTGAACAACGGCAATTCCAACAGTCAGATTACCTTCCTCTGTAAGGGTGCCAAGATCCCTGCTTCGAAATTGACTGAAGGCACGGCCAACTTCATGGGCAGAACCATGAAGTTTCCTGCTGACCGGTCTTATGATAACTGGGGTCTTACTATTTACAATGACGGTTCCTACAACCTACGCAAGTCGTTTGAATCTTGGTCTAACCTCATTAATTCGTATCAGAGTAATGTTGGTCCCAACAACTTCAACTCGTATTTGATGGATTGGGCGGTTCAGCCCCTTACTCGCGAAGGAAACGCAATCTGCACCTATAAGTTCATTGGTTGCTTCCCTGCAACTATTAGTGAAGTCAGTCTTGCGTTCGAAAGCAAGTCAGGCATTTCTGAGTTCACAGTCGATCTTTCTTATCAATATTATGAACTAGTCGGCACAACAACCTGATCTGAAGTCAGGCAATAGAGAGGTTTAAAACATGGAATTGTTCGGCTTCAAATTAGAACGGTCGAAAAAGCAACAATCTGATTTCAAGGCACTCAAGTCGTTTGTGGTTCCCACCACGGACGATGGTGCCATTCCGGTCGAAGCCGGTGGGTTCTACGGTCAATATGTCGATCTTGACGGATCAGTTCGCAATGACTTCGAACTTGTCGCAAAGTACCGCGAAATGTCCATGGATCCTGTCTGTGAGATTGCCATTGATGACATCGTGAACGAGGCAATCGTGACCGAGCCAGGCAAGATGCCGATCAAGTTGTCCTTCATAAACGATGCAACGG